TATGTCTTTACTGGTGATAAAACCATTATCAAGCATCTCTTCTTCAATCCAATGCTTTAATGTTCTCCACATCCTACCAACACAAATGATTGGTTTTTGATCCATATGACCAACCTGGACTAATTGATAGATCAATGCCATCTCAAGAAGAGTCCCAACTCCACCAGGAGTAACAACAAATGCATCACACTCTGCAAATGTTTTTAATCTGGAATAAAAAGTTTCATGCTTTTCATATTCTTGAACGTAGGAATTGACTCCTTCTTCAAAAGGCAAATAAATTGCTTGTGCAATTGAGCAAAGGTGATCACCACCACATCCTTCCATAGCACCTTTATTTGCCGCTTCCATTGTTCCAGGACCACCACCAGTAACTACAGTCCAACCATTTGCAGATATATTCTTAGCTAATTTTTCTACTGCCTTATAAAGATTAGAGTCTGGATTTGTTCTTGCCGATCCAAAAATTGCTACTTTTTTCATTTCTTTTTAATAGACATAATTTCTAACTTTGGTTTCCAATGTCTCATTCCTTTACATTCTATACCTCTCCTAATATATGAAGCTACCGCACTTTGAGCAGATTCTATTTCAAAATAAACAGAAACTTCATCCTTACCATCAAGAACATAATCAACACAATAAAATCCCTGCTTTAAAGGATCATTACGTCTTTCCATTAAAAAAGAGGGTCAAATGACCCTCTAATTATATCATGTATTCAGTTTTGAATCAACCGATGGTTGGAGCAGTCAGAGCAACAGGAGTTGACTCAGCAACAAGATATTCAATTGCTCTACTAAATCTTGAAATATCATCCTGAAATAATCCCAATCCTCTATTGCATTGATGACAAATATGACCTCTAAATTTATTTGTTAGATGATCATGATCAACAACCCAAATACTTGCATTTCCACCTGTACCAACTAATTGAGTTTCATTTCTCAAACATATCGGACAAGTATGATTTTTGTTTGGATAACCGTATTTTTCTTTCAATAGTTTTCTCTGTTTTGATAAAACTCTTGCACATTTTTTACATTCTGGTCTCAAATATTTTCCACCATTAGCAGGAGAAAAGTCAGAAGTTGGTAATTGTTTTTTACATTTACTACAAGTTTTCATTTTAAATATTCAATCATCTTCTGAAGAGTGCTGATATTTATAAAAAAAGGATCCCGAAGGATCCTTTGCACGACAATGATTTATTTATCAACCAATGGAAGGAGCAGTCATTGCTACAGGAGTAGTAGATGCTGCTGCGAGATCCAGAGGAAAATTGTGGGCGTTGCGCTCGTGCATCACCTCCATGCCCAGACCAGCACGGTTCAGAACATCAGCCCAGGTGTTAATAACACGACCTTGACCATCAATGATGGACTGGTTGAAGTTGAATCCGTTCAGGTTGAATGCCATGGTGCTAACGCCCAGTGCAGTGAACCAGATACCGACAACAGGCCATGCTGCGAGGAAGAAGTGCAGCGAACGGGAGTTGTTGAAGGAAGCGTATTGGAAGATCAGGCGACCGAAGTAACCATGAGCAGCAACGATGTTGTAGGTCTCTTCTTCTTGACCGAACTTGTAGCCGTAGTTCTGGGACTCACTCTCAGTGGTCTCACGAACCAGAGAAGAAGTAACCAGAGAACCGTGCATCGCACTGAACAGAGAACCACCAAAGACACCAGCAACACCCAGCATGTGGAAGGGGTGCATCAGGATGTTGTGCTCTGCTTGGAAGACAAGCATGTAGTTAAAGGTGCCACTGATACCCAGGGGCATAGCATCGGAGAAAGAACCTTGACCAAAAGGATAGACCAGGAACACTGCACTCGCAGCAGCAACTGGAGCAGAATATGCTACACAGATCCATGGACGCATACCCAGACGGTAAGAAAGTTCCCACTCACGTCCCATGTATGCATAGATGCCGATCAGGAAGTGGAAGACTACCAGTTGGAAAGGACCGCCGTTATAGAGCCATTCATCAAGAGATGCTGCTTCCCAGATGGGATAGAAGTGGAGACCAATAGCATTGGAGCTAGGGATAACAGCACCAGAGATGATGTTGTTACCATACATGAGCGAACCAGCAACGGGTTCACGGATGCCGTCGATGTCCACAGGGGGAGCACCAATAAAGGCAATGATGAAACAAGTAGTAGCGGCGAGCAGGCAAGGAATCATGAGGACTCCGAACCAACCAACATACAGACGATTGTCAGTGCTGGTTACCCAATTGCAAAACTGTTCCCAAGTATTCGATTGTTGTTGACGTGAAAGAGTAGATGAAGACATTTTAATTAACTAGTAAGTAGATCCATCAGGGAAATGGTGGAGGTACTTATTTCCTAGACACCCTCAGTCTAGGATATGAGAGACGGATTGATATACCTGCCTAGTCTCGGTCAAGCGGCAGGTGTTACAACGGTTAACAGAATGTTACATTCCTTAACGTGTTGATTTATTTAGTGTACTTCGATTTTCCGTATTTGTCAATCCTTTATTTGGATTGAATCGGTGTGTCCCGAAGACTCACGTATTATACATGGACCCCCCACAGAAGGTCAAGGGGCAGAATTTTTATACAAGTGACCAGAGGGAAGAAGGGATGTCATTGACCATTTATGTGCTAGATAACCCTCTGCTTTAACTGCCAATGCCTGATCATTACTATTAAAGATCATAAGTTCAGCAAACTGACCATCCAATTCTCTATTTTCTGCTCTGTTAACATGAATCAAAAACGTAGAGTTTGACATGTTAACTGCAGTAAAATATTCATCCGCAATATTAATTCTTTGTGTTCCATTCATGCGACCATAGATATCATTACCAGAGAAGTCACAAATAGTAGAGTGAATAGTGTCTCCAAGATAAGGTCCACCTGCCCAATTTCTAGTATTTCCTCCAGAAAGAGCAAGTCCCGAAGATCCCAAACCATCAGTTTCAAACGCAGCAATAAATTGTGAGATATTTCCTGCTCTTAAATGAATATCATTATTACTTCCGTCATTATCTAAAATACTCCAAATAGAATCTCTTTCATTCCCTACACCATTAATATTCAAAGCACCCACAATAATAATATTACCATCTGTTATACCAAAATTAGTGTTTGATGCAGTCAATGCCCTATCAGTACCACTAACAAATGATCCATCAAAATCAATAGCATCAAGTCCATTCAATGTTGTAGTTGTTGGTGTATTAGTTCCAAAAATAGTAAAAGAATTACCAGATTTATCTGCTATTTCTGTTACAGTGGATCCAGATGTTGTAATAGTTGAAGAATCTGAAGCATCCCACCAAGCAACTAAAGAAGACTCATCCGATGGTCCCCAAGGATTAAGTGTAGAGAATGCAGTAGATCTTCTTCCAGCAAAAAAAGAACTACTAAAAGAACTAAAAAATGGCATTAGACTCCACCAAACGAAACACTTTGACCCATTACAACATATGTTCCACCATCATTCAGAATACTAAAGGAGACAACATCAATTCCAGATGCAGTTCCAGATGGTATTGAATTGCCCTGCCACTTAATTGATTGCAATACACCACCTATTTGCAGTGATGTTGGCATAAATGCAGGATCATTTTGATTTACAACAATTGTGATTGTAGTTCCATACTCAGCACTAAGTGTAAGATTAGTGAGATTTGCTGTCCAATTTGCCGAAGGATTAGTGTGGTAAAAAATATGTCCAGTTGAACAATCATGAGATACCGTTCCCGTAGAACTATTCAAAGTATCAAATGCTTCTTGTGTTCCGCCACCAAACAGAGCACTAGAACTAAAGGTTACGATTCCACTAATATTAACGTTAGTAAAATTAGAAGTACCGCTAGTATCAATTCCAATTACAGTTACATCTCCAGTTGTAACAAACCCTACAAGGTCACCAGCAGTTGTAAACCCTACAAGATCTCCAGCAGTAGAGAATCCAACTAGATCTCCAGCAGTAGAGAATCCTACAAGGTCACCAGCAGTTGTAAACCCTACAAGATCTCCAGCGGTAGAGAATCCAACTAGATCTCCAGCAGTAGAGAATCCAACTAAATCTCCAGCGGTAGAGAACCCTACAAGGTCACCAGCAGTTGTAAACCCTACAAGATCTCCAGCAGTGGAGAACCCCACAAGATCTCCAGCGGTAGAGAATCCAACTAGATCTCCAGCAGTGGAGAAACCTACAAGATCTCCAGCAGTTGTAAATCCTACAATAGATTCAGTTGTTGCATATCCAGAAAAACTTGGTGGTATGTATGTAAAAATACCAAAGTCACTATCATAAGATAAGGAACTTATTCCAGGAGATCCAACATATACAGAGAGATCAGAATAACCAATTCCAGAACTTGATCCACCAGTAGCAGTAATAATAATACTACCAGTAGATTGACTTACATTAATTCCAGCACCTCCAGATACTGAAGTAACAACACCAGATAAAGTAGAACCATCACCAACAAATGATGCTGCAGTAATAATTCCAGTGGTGTTTATACTTCCATTAGTTCCAACTCCAGCCCCACCAGAAGGGAGATTAGTTAATCCAGAACCATCACCAACAAAAGAAGTTGCAGTTACAACACCAACACTAATTCCTAAAGAAGAGGTATTACCAAGTGCTAATACATTGTTTAATGTCTGAGTCTCAGTTGACAATCCAGTTGTCACTGTTGAGAAAACAAATCTTTGAATTGAATGATCATATTTTAAATACTTACCATCATATGCACTAGCATTAGTGGCAATACCAACAATGTCATCAAGGTATTGTAAGTTTACTTCACCACCACCACTTCCAACCATGGCAAGTTCTTGTTGGAGTTTACCAACAAGTTTTTGATAATGATCTTGAAGTTGAGAGAATGTTACAGGACTATCTGCACTAACTTTTTTTTGTGATCCTTTAGCAACTTTTTCAGACAGAATCTTATATCTAGAATCTAGTTCATCTAATCTAGTTTCAAGAAGTCTTAAATCTTTTGCTTTTTGTATCTCTAAAATAATATCTTCTTTTAAAGTTTCAATCTCACCAATATGATTCTTAATTACCCCTATAGCAACTCCTTCTACCTGGCGACCATATAACTCATTAAAAATATCATTTGCCTCATTTAATTTTGCTTCTTTTATAGATGCCTCTACAGATGAGAGATGCCTATTTTTTTCCCTAACTTCTACAATAATGTCTTCAACTAAATCTACATTTTGTTCTTCTTTTTTTTGATATTGTTCAAATTGATCTCGCCAATTAAAAACAGCATCAAAATTTTGAGTGTCCTCTTTTAAATGGACACCATTCTTTTTCATATCCTCATTTAATTCTTGGATTTTTTTGTCCAAATAATTTGAAGACCTATTAAAACGTTTAAAAGTGCCCATCAATATAAAAAATTCCTTTATATAGTATTTATTCCATTTAAAAATCTTAGTCTAAATTAAAATTAAAGTCAATTTATAATAAATACAAATACACAAATACCCTACAGAAAAGTAATGAAAAGAATTTCTCTTCTACTTGGTGGAATGTTACTGATGGCGGCACCTGCACATGCCGATCTTACTAGCAAAATTTCTTCTTCAGTTCAACTGACAGTAGAAGGTCCAGCAGTTCAGTCTACAAGACTTGGTTCTTCTTACTCAGTATCTGGAGACAACATCGCAGTTACTACTCTTGGTGGTCTTACAGGCGGATCTGCTACGGCACCTGCAACTGTAAGTGCAGGTTCTTATGCAATCAATAATGACGGTCAGTCATTTAGTTTTGCTGAGAATACTTTTATTGGTGACACAGTAGTTACTACACAGACAGCACTCTCTGCTGGTCAGATTGATACTCCAAATCTTTATGGAGAATCTACCACACAGGTTGGTGGAACTGCTGGAGCACTTGCTGGAACCATCGACACCGCAGGAGCAATCACTCTGACTGCTGGTGGTGCTGGTACTTCAGCAACAGGTCAATTCGTAACAGAACTGTCTGTAAGATAATGAAAAGGATATTTGTTATTCTGGCACTGCTTGGGTCTCCTGCTTATGCAGTGCCTGTGGTTCCTAACTTTAGTCAAGGAAGTATGACGAGCCACACAGAAACAAGGTCAAAAATAACAGAGACCATCAATTCGATGGACTATAACACTGGGTATCAATATTCCGTATCTGGGACTGGTATCACTGCAAACGGTGCGTTGTCACCAACTACATCTACTTCTACATCAACCATAGACGGAGTGAATTCTACATGGACAGGCATAGGAACCAAAGTAAACTTCACACAAACAACTCCAGGAGCAGCATTTCAGTTTGCAGAAACTTACCGTGGTCCTGGTTTAAGCAATCAAACAATAATTCAAAGAGTCACAGAAGTAGAATCAATTACAGATACAACTTCCATATTCAGTCAATAATAGGAGTCATCCTTCTTGGAACACTATCGCCACATAAAGCTTTGGCTGAAACTGTTGGTGGTGTTAGCGCCACCGCTGCTCCTGTTGCTAATAGTAGTGGTTCTGTTACAAATCAAGCGATACAAGTATTACAAGGACCTTACATCACCAACACATACGGGAATGGAATCCAATGCCAAGGTCCCACTAGAAATTTCACCCCTTACGTAACTGGAAGCATCTCTGCTCAGAAACCTTGGGAACCTTATTATAATGATAATGTATATGATATGAGAGACTTTGATGAAGATGGAGCACCAGATAATCCTGGTGATGTGTTGTATCGTGTTCCTATCAGAACAGGACAAAAAGATAATTACAACCTTGGAGTTGGATTCTCTATTACTTGGTCTGAACCATTAGATAAAAAACTTCAGGCACAATGTAAAGAAGCAGCTGCTGCTAACATAGAAATGATGAAGCAACTCACTGCTAATAAGAGATTAGATTTTGAGATTGCAAGACTTAAAAACTGTGGGGAATTAATGAAGCAGGGTATTACTTTCCACCCTAAGAGTCCTTACTATAAAGTCTGTGCAGATGTTGTGGTTCAGAACGTAACTACAGTTCCTAAGCACGAACATCCACACATACATAAAATCAACCCCTAAGATGCTTTTGTTCCATTCTTCTTTCGAAGACTGACTTAACTACTTCTTTCTTACCACGCATCTTGGCAATCTTATTAACCAATTTTTTAACTATTGGTTTAACTGCTTTTAGGACTATATCTGCAATGGGTTTTGCGAATATCGCCGCACCAGCAGCAGTGGCGGCAATGACTGATGTTTGAATCACGATTCCTGGTTCTGGTAAGTATTCTTTATGCCAAGGTATATCAGGTTCGGAAGGAACTTCTATAATGTTCTTCTCACATTTCCTTAACTGAACATTATAAGTCTCATCGGGTAAACAATTTACTGTGTTTACTTCTGGTATTTTTGGAAGAGAAACCTGCTGTGGAGGATTTGGTTTCTCTGGTTTTTTATATGGAGGAAGTTTAGCAGGACGTGTTGGTATCACTTCCTCTGGAGTAAACTCTATTGGATTGAATGAAGGAACACCAGCATCACAATAAGTCAGAACACCATTTGGGTCATCTGACTGAATAGTCTTAGATTTACTTTTGCTACTATGAGCTTCCACACATCCAGGAATATCAACTATTGGCAATCCAATGTTAGTAGTTACTGGAACTATTGGTGGTAAAGATTGTGATGGTTCAAATATCCAAGTAGAAACTTCTGGTATATCAAGCTTCCGAGTTTTAATCTCTGGAATGTTTGGCATTAGTCGTGGTGAAATACTCCTTTAAAAATATTACCAATAGCACCAAAAAAATGATAGAAGATCACGTAGAGAAAAAATGTCTTCTCTGGATTTCTTTTGGTTTCTTTTTTCTTATAAGCGCCAACTGCCATGGTTAAAAAAATAATATTCTTATATTATTTACCAAAAAAATAATATAAGAATTAATAATAGTTACTTTTTATTAAATAAGGGTGCCATGAGTACGACGAATTTCTCTTAGTTCTTCAAAGTTCTTTTGCTTTGTTCCACCGTCATATGCCCAAGCATATCCTTCAGTAATCATTTGTTCGTTGAGGGACAATTCTGAGTCCCCAATGTATAACCAGCCCAAAAGACGACCATACTTGCCGACGCCACCAACAAGTTCAGTCCTAATAACAAGGTCATCGTCACCAGCCACAGCACCTTCCAGTTTCTCTTTGAGCCAGTTAGTAGCGTCATAACCAAGTGCCTTTTCTTCTTCATCTCTAGTGCGTTTCTCTGGAGTGTCAACTCCAGCAACTCTTACACGTTCTTTTTTGTACAAGTCAAATCCTAGGTCAATAGTAACATCAATAGTGTCACCATCAACCACTCTGTTGATCTCCACTACTCGGAAGTTGTAGCAACTCTTCCTGCTTGGTGGTGTCATTGCTCCCATCTTGCATCTCCATATATGCCATTCTTAATATATAGACAACACAATATAGTGTAAAAGCAAGTCCACAACAAAGAAGAATTATGACACTCCAAACTGGAGAATTAATATCGACTTCCATTATCCTTTAGAAGAATCTTTCTCTTCTTTTTTAGCAACTACATTAGTAGTATTATTACCATTACCATTGCCATTACCATTGCCACCACTAGATTTGGATGGAGTCACTCCAAAAGTAGCTAAAGTCCCAGTAAAAACGCTGGCAATAAAAGTTGGATCAATTTTTTGTTGAGGAATTCCAGGAATAGAAACATAATTAAGAGTTAATATTGCACCCGTCCAACCCAATACAATTAGTCTAACTAAACTGGATATTCCTTCTTCATGCCAATTAAATTCATGATCATCATGCTCATCTTTCTTTTTCTTGGGAAGCATTGATCTTATGATTGACTTCATATTATTTATGGAATAAGAGAATCAACTGATATATTTGTAGAGTTCAGTTGATTATATTTAGTACAGAGTACTTCACTAGATTCATGTTCCCATTTGTGATATAAACTTTTAAGATGTTTTGTATATTCAAAACCATCACATAATCTCATTTCATCAGCAACGATGGTTTTAATTAAAACTTCTCTTGTTAGCTTAGTCATACTACTTTTTAAGATTCCAACAAAAAATTATTTTTAACATAATAAAAATTTTAATCTCAAGATAATTTTTCTTGGGTTTCTAGTCCAAAAAAATTTTTTTGGACATGAAAATATTTATTAAGAAGTTTAAGTTAAGAATTATTTAATAAATCCTTCCTCACGTAACCACTTCTCAGTCAGTGGTGTTGGTTTGTAATCAGACCACATTGTACCAGTAGCACAAGACTTCAATGCCTTAGCAGTCATACCTTCAGTCTTACCTGCCCACATTGCTTCTGCTTCCCAGGGCACAGCAAACTTAGGATAAGTCTTTTCTGTGATCTCACGCCAGATCTTAGGAACATCTTCCTCTGGTTTGATGATGGCAATCATACTATTTTTAATAGTGCCTGCCATACAATCTTGAGCAGCGTGCCATCCTTCATGACGCATAACAGTCATGAGAACACCAGGAAGACGCATGTATGTCTTATTCAGAAAAAAGTTATTGCCAACTGTATGATAAACCCCACGATGCCCAACAGGAAAATATTTTTCGTCTGCTAGAAACACGTTAACTCCGACCTGACTAAGGGAAACGAGCATATTGTTGAACTCATCAGCAACAAAATCGTAATCACTATTGGGATGAGCATTAGCAATATCATTGATACTGAAGACTTGTTGGACATCTTTGGTGCATTCTCGAAGCAACATACAACCCATAGAGTCCATACTATAGAATTCTTTAATTAGTTTTTCTTGACCCGCAAATGCAGGAGAAGATATAAGTGCCATTCCCATAAGGGAAAATAAAAATTTTTTCATAGGTTTGGAATATCAGGTCCAGTAGTAATAGGAATATCAGGTCCAGTAGTATCTGGTATATCTGGAGTTAAAGACTCTACAAGGGCAGGCAGTGCCTCTCTAACAGCGGTTGCAACCTCAGTAGTTACTTTTGCCCTTGCGTCTTCAATAAGAGTATCTTTATTAAGATACAAATAAAAACTACTACCAACTACACTAAGCGATACCAAACCAGATAACAAAGCAATTGTGTTAATTAGACTTTGCATAATTTTCCTTATAGTATTTGAAAAGTCCTAAGGTAGAACTATTACCTTGAGAGACCCAATCATGAGCACATTCATAAATGGATCTGTTAGAGTATTTAGGTTCTTTATTCTCATTTAATTGACCCCCAAACTCTTGAAGAAGAGATGAGATGATAAGTTCTCTCAGCTCTAGTTTTTCTTCACTATATCTCCAGTCTAGTTGTGTCATGACCATATCAATTTTTTAGTGTAATCATAAGCATATTGTTGACGATATCCTTTGATACCCCAACCCAACCAGTAGTAAGCACCAACCATATACTGACTGACTGTTCTACCAGTTCCTTCAAACTCAGGCAGATACTTCTGGAAAGTATATTCGTTGATCATGTATGCTGTCTGACCCTCAAGCGAGGAAGGATCATAACCATACTTCTTAGAGAACTTACCTAACCCCAGATAACGGTTCGTAGAGGTCCACTGAATGAGTCCGTAACCACCGCTATAGCAACGATCGTAAGGAACTCTAGCACCTCCCTCACAAATATCGGGAATGAAGTTACTTTCTGATTTAATGTTTCCCATGATCGTTGCCAATGCATTACGATCTGAGATTCTTGTTTTCTCTTGAAGTTTTTCAAGGACATATTTCTCATTATCGTTACATTCTGGACACTTCCAGGATTTTTTTTCTACTGCAATTTCCAAAACTTTATCTGGATTAACAATTCCAACTCCTGGTTCAATAATAAGTGCAGGAGGATTTTTGATTTCGCTTATATTAGGATAAGCAGAAGCACATGCAGAGGAAATAATTCCTATTACAGGAAGTGCAAAAAATTTACGAAACATTAAATTAATAGAACTCGACATTCGTATCACCACAAAAGTGGGTACGACTCTTTGGTTGACTTATTTAGGCGAACTAACTTTACCACAAAAAAGAGGGGTAGTCAACCCCTCTTCTCCAGTCACCTATAAGTATTACTTACCAAATGCCTGGAATCAATTGTCCTGTTGTAAGATAAGACCCAACTCCAGCAATGAATCCAATCATTGCAAAACGGGCATTAAGAATTTCTGCTTCAGGTGTAAATCCAAATTTCATTTTATTTTCCTCCAGAGGTAAATTGAGTGTGTGGATTTTTAGTTTTGTTTGCTATGATTACTTTACTACCATCATGAGTGAATACTAGTTCATCCTCATGATCCCAACAAAGTTCTTCATATAGAGCATTTAAACGTGACATGTCCTCATAAAGTGCATTTGGATTAGGCATTTTGCTTCAACCAAGTAAGTACAGTATCAGGATTGCTCATTTCATAAGGGTCAATCGGACAATTTCCGATTTTCCCTGGTTCTTCAAACATAATTTCAATCTCACCATCGTTGACAATCATAGCATATCGCCAAGAGCGACTTCCAAAACCTAGGTTCGATTTATCGACAAGCATACCCATAGAAGAAGTAAACTCGCCGCTACCATCAGGGATGGGCTTGACATTCTGAACTCCTTGCTGTTTGAACCAAGCGTTCATAACAAAGGAATCATTTACAGAAATACAATAAACTTCATCAATGCCGAGTGCTTGGAACTCCTCATGGTTCTCATCATACCCAGGCAGTTGGTAGGTAGAGCAAGTAGGAGTAAATGCACCAGGGAGTGAGAATACAACTACACGCTTACCAGCAAACAGATCGTTGGTTGTGACATCTTGCCAACGGTAAGGGTTAGGTCCACCAATACTTTCATCGCGGACACGGGTGTGGAAGGTTACTTCAGGTACTCGGGTCATAATTTGTTTATATTAAAAAATTTATATTCAGAAAAGTTCTTCTTCTTGTTCGGTTAGAATAACACAATCACTAGTAGGATAAGAGACGCAAGTCAGAACAAATCCTTGTTCAATTTGATCATCATCCAAAAAGGATTGGTCTCCTTGATCTACTGTGCCACTGACAAGTTTACCTGCACAGGAAGAGCAAGCACCAGCACGACAAGAGTAATTCATATCAACTCCTTGATCTTCTGCAGCATCAAGGATGTACTGATCATCTTCACATTGAATAACACTTTCGGTGCCATCAGGTGTACGAAGAGTAATATTAAAAGCCATTAGTAAGTCTCAGAAATTTTTTCAATAGATGCTGCCAACAAAACAAAGAAGGCAACGGCAGTGATTGTAAACAAAAAAGAAACCATTGTCAAGCCTCAAAAGATACCGAAGAAGAACTTGCCATTGATCGCATAGGCAACGAATCCCATGATGAGACCCATCATCGCCCAACGACCATTATACATTTCCTTCTGTTGCCAGGGGGAAAAAAGACCCTTGCGGTTGTAGTTTTCAACAACCATTTGAGGTTCAACAGCCCACATGTTTTGTTGACCGCGCTCGTTAGTTGTTACAGTCATTGTAGTTTTGTAAAGATTTACAACACAATTATATAGCAAAAATAAAAAGGGGTCAAGCCCCTCTTGTCAATATATCCTGACAAACTAAGTATAATTACTTACAATAGTCTGGATTTTTTTTCAAAAAGCTATGAACATATGAGTCCACATCTATATCCATTTTATAATGAGCATGAGTATGTGCTAGTTGCACCATTCCTAGAAATCCACATATAAGCAGATTGATCAAAGTCAATGGATGAAAAAAATACTTCATAGTAAAAAGGGGACTCAGAGAGTCCCCCATAGTTTTATCTAATCGTTAGATCAGAAAGTGAACTTCAGACCAGCTTTGGTGCCATAACCGTTGTCTGCACCATTAGCACCAGTAGCGAAAGAAACTTCACCATAGACACTCAATGCTTCAGTCGCAGCAACGCTACCACCAACTTTACCAGAAAGAACGGTGTCGGTATCTGCACCATCAAGAGCGACAATGCTAGGACCAACTTGAGCGTAATATCCGAGAGCACCAGTAGTGCCTTCGTAACCTACGTGAAGATCAGTTACCGTACCGCCGTAATCCGATCCAACGAAACCAGAATTGGCTTCGACATTAACGTAAGGACCTGCGAACGCAGCGCCAGCGGACATGGAGAGAGCAGCAGTTGCTGCGAAAACAGATTTAATCATTTTAGATACCTCTTTAAATTTACTTGCGGAATGGTTACCCGCAGATGGAGAGTCGGTTTATCCGACTGCTTGGATATTATAGCATAGAATGACGCGAGTAGTTGAGGCGTCCCTTCTATGAACTGTCACATGTGACAATTGTTATAATTCGTAACACTAATTACGAATAACTTATTTATAATAGTTAATTTTTTTACTTTTGTCAAGCTTACAGAATACCAAATGGTAAGTTGCTTAGTCCCTTAAGTGCAGAACCTCCTCCTGGAGTTGGTGGTCTCATAGGAATACTTGCTCTTTCTTTTTTCTCTGCTCGAAGTTCCAGTTCATAAATTCTTTCTTCCATAACCTCAATAGAAGCGTGGAGGTTTGTAAGATAATCAATCAACTCTTCCTTATTCTCAACAACCTCGCGAATATCTTCACGAAGTTCTCTTTCTTTTTTTTCAACTTCTAGATCATCTGGATTAATCTGACCACTTTTGGCCATGTAAAAATCAGCGATTGCTTTAGTATCATCCAGATCTATTCCTTCTAATTTGGGAGATACATCTTCTTGTTCAACTTCTTCAGCAGGTTCTTCTGCATATTTAATGCTATGAATAACCTCAGTAGTTCTAGGTTTTTCTTTTAGATCTTCTGTGTTATTATCTTCTGTCATAGTTCTGGATAGTCAAACAACATTTCTGCAATATATTTATCGGCAAACTCTTCACCAAAAATGCCCTTTAAAACTCCTTTAGTTTTATTATTTTGCCTCTGCTTCTCACAATAATACTTGTGTCCTTCATAGTTTTTTCTAATCTGATCTTCATCAGTTGTTGCTTCAGTGATGTTTGCAATAGCACAATGATAATTTAAAAAGGTAAATGCGATAGAATTAAATTTATCATACTCATCTTCGTTAGGACTTACAAAAACACAATGCTCTGAGAATACATCTCCCCAGTCTGGCATCTTTTTGTCCTTCTCAAACTCTTTATCTTCCACAACATTAAGAATATCATACTGTGAAGGCAGAGACCTGTCTTCTCTAATTGAACTGATGTCTACAATTGCCGCTCCAACATTTTTTGAAGACGCTACAATATCAGCACCAAAGATTGGAAGACTATATTCGTACCTCGGATACATATTTGTATGTAGGATATCCAATCCAGATTTCATCTGTGCAATCTCTAGATGAATCTTTCTAAAATGGTGGGTCTCCCAAACAAAATTCTCAATATAAACAGCATCATCATCGTCTGCTCTATCAATTTTTCTAAAGTCTTCAGGGATTCCAACTTCCCTTACTATAAAGTGTTCTCCCCATGCTCTCAAAATATTTTCTGACAGGGATTGAATCATTGGATGTAAATCTCTCATTTGTTCCTCATTTAAAAAGTTTATCTTTAGGGGTATTTAAAACGAATAATTCCATTGGTTGGTCTGCTAATCTTGGGCGACTTATTCCATCATCCCAAACATAACCTTTTAAAAACATTATCCAATTTATAGAATCATCAAAGTCTTTGTTATAAACAACACCATAAACAGTATCGTCATGGTAGTCATCTACACATATAGTAACTTCGCCTCTAGTAGCATTTCTAAGATAATATTTTAGTTTGTTTCTTGCTTGAATACCATAATCTTTTTGTTCCTCATTATTTATTGATGGGGAACAAATTCCACTTAGGTATATGACCTTCTTAAGATAAACGCCCATACCCAAATCAATTATTCCCTCAAAAGAATAACCATCAAATACATCAAGAACTCTACTTATTTGGTATTCATACATACAAATTACTTAGTCCTCAAACATATATTTAACAACATTAACTGTCTCATTTGATACAGACTTCATCCTATTTACAACTTCAGGATCAATAAGATCAGGATGATACCACCAATCCTCAAAAGGACTGTTGTCATTAGGAGATACATTGGCAACTAACATTTCATATCCCATTAGTTTAAGATATTTCCTAGACTTGTCTCTATAAGATCCCGTCATATCAACATAATGATCATGTTCATATGTGATAATACCAAACCTATACTTCTCAAATGGAATTGCCAACAAGCATTCAAAAGTAGTTTTAGATGGTTCAACATCTAGTTGAAGATAATCAAAATCAGTTCCTTTATCAAAGTTATCAAGCAACTTCATGTAATCAATAGTTGTTGCATCTTTACAAATGATCTGGTTCTTACGCTCTCTAGCAAACTGGTTACACAGATCAGAGAGAATCTCAATAGAAATACCATCCCAGTCATATTTTGTCTCAAGAAGAGCAGTATTGTTTTGATAGAAAGGTTGTTGAGCGCCAATCTCAAGATAAAGTCCATTCGTTTTACCTTGAGTTGCGGCAAGAATAAACATATCCTGGAATGCTTGAGAATGATTATTTTTAATCTTATCAGAACCAGGGAATTTGAATCTTAATTTATCATGTTTGCGCTGTTGATATTTAATAACCTCATCTGGAATATGTCCTGATCCCATTCTCATTAGATTATTACCAACCATATCATAATGGCGATCATCCATCTCATAGTTATTCTTCATGTCTTGAAGAAGAGATCTGGATTCATCTCCTTTACCCCACCACCATGCGGCAAGTTGCTTCTCAAAAAGAAGACCATACTTACCAGGATATTCCACATCAGTCTTCAATGGTTCGCAATCAAAGTCACAAAACTCAATTGCCCAATGAGCAAAGATATAACAATCTTGCCACCACTGACGCTTTTCAGCAAACTTAGCTAACAAATAGTATGCTTCTGGTCTTTTAGGATGAATGCAAAGTGCTTGTTGAAGAAGTCCCTTTGCTGTTTGATCTCTCGTCCCTTGCCTATCATAGGCATTGGAGGCATGGATAAGTGCTTCATAAGCAAGATCAAGATCGTCTGTTCGCTCAGCACACCTCAAAAAGAATGATAGTGCTGGAGCGTTATGCCTATGATGCTCATACCACATACCAAGGTTAAAATTCTTTGTTGGATTCTCAGTATCCAATGCATACTCTAAAAGTAATTGGTTAAGATTTGCTCCATTAACACTTGTCAATAATTGAGTTTTTACATCCTCAACATTAGTAACTTCTTCATTTTCACTACGAAGTTCTTCACTCATTTTAACTTCAAACATTGCTCCCATAAGTTCCTCAACTGTTCTAGTACTTCCATTATCTTTCCACCAATTTATAATATAATCGTGGGTATAATAATGATTTCTTTTTTGTCCATCCTTTACATCCCCATCTCCACCTTCAAAAGTTGAAGTAAAAGATACGTCTTCAACAAACATTGGAATAGTATAAACTTTTCCAGCACTGGTGTAAAGAATGTTTTCGATGAGAGGTTGTATCTCAGCATCTTTTAGCTCAAGATGATATATATTATCTCGAATATAATTATCTATAATATATTTTGCATAGTCTCTTTTAACAATATATGCTGTCACAGACCAATCATCCCAAAGACGGTCTCTTATTTTTATATCTCCAAAATCTCCACGTATTGGAAGCATTTGAATACATCCCCAATCTTCGGGAAGAGCATCAACAAATTCCTTCCAAGTAAAATTCCAATAGTCTACAGTATCAAGACTCAAATCATCTTCGCAGAAGAATCCATATTCCTCATCAGTATTTTCATACCAATGTTTGATTGCTTTTAAATGAGATACACAACAACCTTTTGTTCCATCATTAAGAGTATCTACATACTTACCAGTGACTATATCATCAGATTCTGAGAATCTTTTTGATATTATTGGGATAATATTTTTTGCTCCATGCTTCTTTAAAGCATCTTCCAAATTATTTCTTCTATCAATACTTTCCTCAAGACTCAAATAATATACCGAATTTAATTCCGATAATTTTTTGACTTCTTCTTTTCTAGTAGCAACATAATTTTGACCATCAATATTAATTACATCCCAATCATATATCCTCTCGATATATGGATTTTGAATATCAGAAAAAAGTTTTTCATTAAATTCAACATTCATTTTTGCTAAGAGATATTCTAGATTCCAACGATCCGAATCAGAAGTTGTTGGATCAGAAATTCTTCTCTTTACATTCTCAATATTTGTTTCTGCTTCTTCACCATATCCTTCAAAATTCTCATATCTTTTACTATCTGGATGTGGTATATGAATAATATTATAGTTATGAACTAATTTTTTACATTCAAGACCCAATATAGTAAGTCTTTTTGTCATTTGATCATCTTCATAAGCATAATACTTACCCATTCTCTCATCATATCCACCAACTTTCCAGAAGTTTTCTCTGCTAACAAAGCAAAGACCCGTAAGATATTTGAATAGGGGACTATATGTATGAGAGTATTTCATCAACTCACCAACATCCATACCATGAAGGTTGACAACATATCCCTTTAAATCTTCATTCCAATGCTCATGATTACAGACGTAACTATCTTGACCACATAAGAAGGAATTTTCATCAATCTTATAAAAATCAAAGAATGGAAAATATGGATTGATCATATAATCACAATCCAACTTAAGAATATAATCTCCTGTAGCAATACTTGCGGCAAGATTTAATGGTTGAGGTTGATTAAAATACTTTTCATCATTAACTCTAACTATTTTTATTCTCTTATCAATTTTTGTAAGATGATTTATTGGTTCATCAGAACTCCAATCAACTATTATAAATTCTTTAATTTCATCAAATGCCAACCAAGAATTTAATGATATTCTTAATGCATCATACCGATTTTTACATGCACAAATTACTGAAACATTCATATTGAAATCCAATGAGGTAATCTTAATCCGTTAGAGTCTACAAAAGAGGCGTATGGTTGGAACCACTTCTTAGGGCAAATAGTTTTTTCACTTTTTGCCAACCAAGATCCCCACCAACTATAAGTACTATTAGCAATTATATGATAATTGCACATTGACATCAAGCACAAATCCAAATAAGTGTTTCCACTTCTCATAATATGAAATCTATCCTCACTAAAATAATCCTGATCCTCACACCAATCAGGATCGTCAGAGAATACTAATGTTGGTATAGATAAATCAAAATGAGATAATGCATCATTATAATAATCTAATGTAAGATTATTTAAAAAATGCGAATTTAAATAATCAGTTCTTCTTATATGAAGTGCTATTATTTTTTTATTTTGAAATGTTTGTTCTAAATAAAATTTAGCAATGTTTTTGTATCTTTCCTTAAAAACAAATTGCTTTCTTATATCTTTTTCAAAATCGATGAAATATTTATAGTTTTGAAAAAATCCTAAAATACTTTTATTATCATGATTAGTATTATAAAAGTTAGAATCAAAAGCGGTGTTTAAAAATCGACCATTCTGTTCTTCTGTTTGCAATACAATGCTATGACCACCAGAAACGATATCAGATGGTACACCATTGGGCAAAACAAACTCAGAATAATAGTGAGAAAATACTTTTGCTGATATATTAAAGCACTTATACAATTCCAAATTATTTTTACATAAAGCAAAGTCTAAATTAAATTTTTTAGACATAGAATACAACGCAGCATATTGGAACATTTGGTTTCCCAATCTTCCAATAAATCCAATATGAGGAAATGTAATCATAATGATATCAATCTACTAAAAAAATTACGTATTACTTCTATATTTGAATATCCACCATTCTCCATAAAATAATTTCCAGGTCTTATTCTGTGATGATGATACCAATCATCAACTATCTCATATTTATTGCCAGACGTTAACCAAAAATATGAGAATACTATTACATCTGCAGATGCATGATATGGAGTATTAACGAAGTATCTTTTTTGTGTTTTTAAATATTGTTCCCTATTAACAATAAAATTACCATTATTTAAAAACCACGATAACTTATGCATACTAGTTTCAATATATTTTTGAGTTACTTTTAAATCAAAAATTTTATCCTCATAATTATATTGAACTATATTACCATCAGACATTATTAAAGTACTCTCGATATAACAAGTATCTTTTTTTGAATAGTCTAAGTTTTTAATTACATCAAAGATACATTCATCAAACCAATTGTCACTATCAAAAAGATATACCCATTCAGAAGTACAATTTGCAACTGTTAGATACTTGTTTATAAAAGCTTTTTGATTTATCTCAGATCTAAAAACCTTTACCTTATCTGTATTCAAAGAGTTTAGTATCTTACAAAGATTACCATACTCAGTTGGATTTGATCCGTCATCATGTATTACTATTTCACTAATAAAATCACAATTGATTGAAGTTTTTATACAATCCCAAAGATATTTGGAACTATTGTATGTTGGTATTCCCAGAGATATACTCATTATTCACAAATATAGTGTTTATATGATCATGAAATATTTCTGTGTATCCACTATCAATGATAAAACTTCTCAAATTTTTACAGGAATTTACTAAAGATTTATTTTCTTGGAAGTATTCATGATCATCTATAAGTTCAACAATCATCATCTTTGGTTTCCACAGATCAAGTCTAAAAGATTTAAAAACATCCTCTTCTCTTCCTTCAACATCAACAACTAATAAATCAAAGTTTTTAGGAATATCTGCCATTTGCATATAACTATCAAGTCTAACCTGCATACATTCAGATTCAGTAAACTGAGGATGTCCAAATATAGACATAGAGGAAACCATTGTTGCCTGGTCTTTATCCATAGTAGATACTATTCCAGAACAATATACTGGCAGACGACCAACCTTTGTTCCAATAGCATAATTAGATACCTTAATCTTTGAATTATTTGAATGCCTCTTAACACATTGCTCAAAGTGTTCTTTTACTGGTTCAATATAAAATCCTCTCCATCCAGCATCAGCAAGACAAGAAGTATTAGATACAGATTCACCATCAAAAGCACCAACCTCTACAAAGATTCTATCAACGTTCTCACCAAAGTATTTTGTATAAATTTTATCCAGATTTGGTATCTGACAAGTCAATGATAATGTGTACATAATTTACATAAAAGCACCTTTTTTAACATACCAAATATGAACTGGTCCATCAATACCAACCAACTCATCTTCATCATAAGTATCTCTTAAATGAGCAGTAATATTACCAAAAGAAGGATGATTCCAATCATGCCCCATGATATAACCACCATCACGAACTTTCTTTTCCCAATACTTTAAATCATTTTCAAGATCAAAATGATTACCATCAATAAAAACAAAATCTAAACTTTCATTTCTAAATTTTTTCGCAGCATTTTGTGATGTCATACGAATAATTTTACCTCTTGGGTCAAATGGTTTGATTAATTGGACAACATGTGCATGTAATCCATCAAATCCACCAAACTCAGTATCTACATTTACAACACCAGATAGATCCCAAGTTTCTTTTTTGTACGAATCAACTCCCCATAAAGTTTCTAGATTTGTTTCTTCCAATAAGAGTTGCATATTAGATCCAAAAGCAACTCCAATTTCTACACCTGTTTTAATTTCATCTTCTCTTTCATTAATAAAATCTTTTAACCATTGATGAGATTCGTCCCAATAACCATGGAACCTTCTTAGATTTTGTATATCGATCTCACCAGTATACTTTGTAGCCATTTAACAATTACTCCTGTTTTACGTAAAATGCATCACCCCAACCATGATCTTCCCACCAATCAGTTTCAATTCTCTCAAAAGAAAACTTAGATAAAAAATCATCAATATCTTCTATATATGCATTGTTCTCATAGATCTCATCACTATTAACTTCACAATAAATGTAATCAATATATTGAAGGGTATTCTCTGCCCCCTTCAATACTTCAAGTTCATATCCCTGAACATCAATATTTAACATATTATATTCTGTGAGATTGTAATCATCCAATCTATTAACTTCTACCTTTTCTGTTTTATCAAAAGTAACGTCTGGATATAATTGTAAATGTTTTTTTGGTTTTAATATAGAACTACTCTCACATTGATTACTACTTAAATACATATCAACAATTTTATTTGTACTTCCCAATGCGACTTGATGCCCTGTTATATTTGCATTGTAGTTAGAAGCGTGAGACGCAACCTTATAAAAATTATCTAGAACTGGTTCAAATAGAACAATATTCTTGATTCCATTGTTAATATAAACTGGTATCTCTTCACCATGATGAGCACCTACGTGAATAACTCCTGTGATTTCCATTTTATAACTATTAAAAATTGTATTAAAATCTATTAACATTATCAAAAAATCCAGTCTGGATAAAGTACATGCTTTCCATAATTCCCATTATTAATTCTAATATATATCTCTGGTCTGTCTGGAACTATATTATAGTATTCCAGATTTTGTCTCAACATAGTTTCTGGTTGATATTTTTCAAATTCTATATTGTATAGATTATTATAAACATTAGAATACTGATCCATAATATGAGATTTACCAAAAGCAAACTGATCATTTATACCATTATCCCAATCTTCTCCAGCAGGAATACATAAGTCACTATCATACTTAGATAAATCAAAATATTCATCGTAAATATAATCGCTGTCCATTCTCATTCTGACAACTTTATCAAAAACCATAGAGTTTTCATCTTCATATTTCATTTTTAATTCATTAGACTTGAAGATAGAATAATACATACTAATAGGACTAATTGTATAGTTATCAATAGGACTACATTTTGTCAAGATGTCAGTATAAATTTTTTTAAATTTTGGTTCCAATGAAATAAAATTCTCAACTAAAGCAGACTCATAATTAAAAGAATCTAAGAATCCAATACTATCTTCAGCAATCCTATCTAATTCTTTATACTCTGGTTGAAATACTTTACTTGTAAAGAATTCTTTGTTTTGAACTTTCCAAGTATGTATAAAGATTTTTATATTCTCATTAGGAATTATTTTTTCTATAGTTCTAAGAGCATTTTCTGGATACCTAATTAGTCCAGATAAACATATTGCAACATTCATATTATTTAAAATATAAAGTTTTGAACATAATTTTTATTAATCTTTAAAAGATAAGCAGCATTATCTTGGAATCCAAATGTGATCAGATAATCATCTCCATACTCACACATGCCAACAGCAAATTCAATCTCTGCTTCCATGAATGAAAATTGTCTAGAGACTTTTACAATATCCCAATTCTTATCCCAAACAATAAATCTATGTCTATAGATACCATCTTTACGATCTTGTTCACTTTTGGTTAAGTATGTCTCGTGACATAACGTAATATGACCACCATCACCGAAAGGAAGAACCTGAGATCCTCCTCTTAGATCAATACAACCAATATCTCTCCAATCCTTTATAACTACACTCTCTGTAGTATTAGATTCAATATCATATCTCACAACTTCTGTGCCATTAGTCCACTTAACAAAATGCCATGGCATATCAACAATAGGCATCCAGTTCTTTTCACAATAAGATTCCCTATTACCTGGAGTTGGAATACGATATTGAGCAATCTCTTTTACATAATCAGGACCAATCTCAATCTCTGATAGTTCCATTCTACCAGTACCAATAGTATCTAGATCTCTTCTAACACCACACATGAAGAGTCTTCCATCCCAACGGAAAATTCTAGAGTCTTCAAGACCTACAAAATCCCAAAGTTCTTTGTCGGGAAAATCTGATGTATCAATATGTCTTTGCCATACTGGATTCATATTAGAATCATACTCACACAAAATATTCTTTGTGCGAAGCTTCCAATCATTCTCTGGATGAATATAAACTAGAGGACCCCAGGGATGCTCATACTTCTTAATCTCAGAATGATACAAGGTATAGTTAATATTCCTTAAATTTACTAAAAGCCTATCTCCATCCAAATAAATTGAAGGATTTGTTAGAGAAGGTCCTTTAAGTATTGAAGAGTCTGTTACTAATGGATGAATACTTCCTCCACCATTCTCAATACAATCTTTCACAAAATTCATACTTTGATTAGCAACATGTAATGGTCTATTCATATTAATTCAATGATTCATAAAGTATCTATAAGAGTTTAAAAGCTCTTATTTTTTATTAACCTTAGCAAAGGTATTGTATCTATATTTGACCACCATGTCAAGATTGACTTTTAGGTTTTCATGATGTATGCTAGTGCATAATAAGGAGGTCTATTCTCATGAGCATTGCCACTACCAGCATTTCCAACACTAACAGACACTGGATGACTATGAGAACCTGCAGAATTAACTGATACACTTACTGGATGAGTATGAGCACCTGCAGGTGAAGTAGTTCTAGCTTGAGTGCCTTGGTTAACTGCATTACCAGCACCATCTTTTGGAGCATTTTGTGAGGCAGTTCCTGTGTATGCGTGAGAGTGAGTACCTGCAGGTCCTGTAGACCCACTTGCTGGGTGAGAGTGAGATCCAGCAGATCCACTAGAACCAGATCCTGGATGATTATGTACAGGTAGTTGTGCTGTTGTTAGTGTTACAGTATCAGAACCACCAGTAGCAGCTACAGCATATCCATTACCTGCACCAACAACAAACCTGTCCCTAAGATCTGGTGTACTATTAAGACCATCACATAAAACCCATCCAGTAGGTATCGATGCTGTTGAACCAGACCATAAAATAATACCTCCACTAGGAACTGATCCTCCTGGTCCTGCACCAGTATCCATGCTGGTGCATGTCATTACTCCTGTTAGATTTAAATTTTCACCTGTTATGTCCGCCGCTAAAATAGGCATCAGTCTACCTCCGATAACATGAACTTAAACTTTTTACCATTTCTTCTATTAATTAGGAACAAATCATTCTCTCCTTCTTGAATTGTATATTCACCCCATGTTCCATCAACATCATTTGTAGAACCCTCATTACTAAGATTAATATCATTTGTATAAATGTTTGCCCAGCGAAGAGTGGTTGAACCAAGATCTCTTGTATTATTTGTATTTGGAACAATATTTCCAGCAATTGTTAGAACACTTCCAGTAAAGGTAAGATTTGCTTCTGCATTAACTGTTCCAGCAGAACCAGTAGCAGTTATGACTCTATTGTCTACATTATTTGAAATTGTTGTTGTATTTGCAGAACCCTGAGTGCCTTGAGTTGCTTGGGTTCCTTGATTACCTTGGAGTCCTTGTGTACCTTGGCGTCCTTGAAGACCTTGAGTTCCCTGGCGTCCTTGGCGTCCTTGGTTTCCTTGGAGACCTTGAGTACCTTGGGTTGCCTGTGTACCTTGATTACCTTGTGTACCTTGGTTACTTAAACCTTGCGTACCTTGGCGTCCTTGTGTACCTTGGCGTCCCTGAAGACCTTGAGTTCCCTGGCGTCCTTGGCGTCCTTGGTTTCCTTGGAGACCCTGGTTACCTTGGCGTCCTTGGTTACCTTGGCGTCCTTGGTTACCTTGTGTACCTTGGTTACTTAAACCTTGCGTACCTTGGCGTCCTTGGTTACCCTGGTTACCTTGGCGTCCTTGGTTACCTTGTGTACCTTGGTTACTTAAACCTTGCGTACCTTGGCGTCCTTGGTTTCCTTGGAGACCCTGGTTACCTTGGCGTCCTTGGCGACCTTGATTACCCTGAAGACCTTGGTTACCTTGGCGTCCTTGGTTACCTTGATTACCTTGGTTACCTTGACGACCCTGACGACCTTGGTTTCCTTGGAGACCCTGATTACCTTGACGACCTTGATTACCTTGTGTACCTTGTCTTCCTTGTACACCCTGAACACCAGATCTTGTAAATGCTAGCGTTACTTCTTCACTTACTGATGGTGAAGTACCTGCAAGATAATTGACTGGGATGGTATAATAAGTACCATTATCAGTTATATTTCCATCAACTTCAAAAATAACAACAGTATTATCTGAAGATAGAGCTGAGATTATGTAAATATAACCTCTATTCAATCCTCCAGTTAGTGTTGTATCATCCCAACTTGCGATCCATCCCGATTGATTATTGCTTAAAGCATCAATATCATTAACTGTAATAGAAGTTACAGAAGATGCTGTTGCATTATTGAATCTAATTTGACCAGAAGATGGTGCTCCAGTTCCTCCATATGCATAAGGAACTCCACCACGGTTACCAATGTTGCCCTGGTTACCTTGGTTACCCTGATTACCCTGATTACCTTGGTTACCTTGGCGTCCTTGGTTACCCTGAAGACCCTGGTTTCCTTGGCGTCCTTGATTACCTTGATTACCTTGGTTACCCTGATTACCTTGATTACCTTGGTTACCTTGGCGTCCTTGGTTACCTTGGAGTCCCTGATTACCTTGATTACCTTGGTTACCCTGATTACCCTGGTTACCTTGATTACCTTGGTTACCTTGATTACCTTGGTTACCTTGGAGACCCTGAACACCAGATCTTGTGAATGCTAAAGTAATTTCTTGGTTTACGGAAGGATTTGTCCCACTGAGCGGATTAACTGGAATGGTATAATAAGAACCATTATTTGAAATATTTCCATCAACTTCAAAAATGTTTACTGTGGTTTGTGAAGATAGGGCTGAGATTATGTAAATATAACCTCTGTTCAATCCTCCAGTTAATGTTGTATCATCCCAACTTGCAATCCAGTTTGATTGATCATTACTTAATTGATCAATATCATGAACTTGAATTGCAGTGATGCTAGCAAAGGTTCCGTTGTTATATCTTACTTGTCCAGATGAAGGAACTCCTGTTCCTCCCCAACGATAAGGAACTCCACCACGGTTACCGATATTACCTTGGTTACCCTGATTACCCTGGTTACCTTGATTACCTTGATTACCCTGGTTGCCCTGAAGTCCCTGATTACCTTGATTGCCTTGGTTACCCTGGTTACCCTGGAGACCTTGGTTTCCTTGGTTGCCTTGGTTACCCTGGTTGCCTTGGTTACCCTGGTTGCCTTGGTTACCTTGGAGTCCCTGATTACCTTGATTACCCTGATTACCTTGGTTACCCTGATTACCTTGGTTGCCTTGGTTACCTTGGAGTCCCTGAGTACCTGCTCTATTGAAGTTAAATACTAACTTCTCAGTATTTGCAGGTCTAGATCCAGACACATATGATACTGGGATTCTATAGAAACCAGAAGCAACTTGAACTGCACCCGTGACATTGAATACATTTACATTATTATCTGCACTATCCGCAGATGTTATTACAAGATTACCTCTAGTAAGACCAGTGTTTAATGTAGTATCATCCCAAGTGTTGTACCACCCAGTTTGATTGTTGCCAAGAACATCTAAGTTATCAATATAAATGAAGCTCACTGAGCTCATTGTTGCATTGTTATATCTTACATTTCCATTTCCAGGATCTGCGTTAGTAGTGGTTGTAGAGAAGTTATAAGGAACTCCACCACGGTTACCGTAGTTACCTTGGTTACCCTGCAATCCTTGATTACCTTGGTTACCCTGATTACCCTGGTTACCCTGGTTACCTTGGTTACCCTGCAATCCTTGATTACCTTGGTTACCCTGATTACCCTGGTTACCCTGGTTACCCTGGTTTCCTTGGTTGCCCTGGTTACCTTGCAGTCCTTGGTTACCTTGGTTGCCTTGATTACCTTGAACACCCTGGACACCAGATCTTGTAAATGCTATGGTAAGTTCTGTTCCGTTTGAGGGAACAGAACCACTAATAGGATTGACTGGAATAGTGTAATATGATCCATTATTTGTTGCACTACCATCAACTTCAAAAATATTGACAGTATTTTGTGCGGAGTTTGCAGAGATAAGGTAGATATAACCTCTGTTCAATCCACCAGTTAATGCTGTATCATCCCAACTTGCAATCCAGTTTGACTGGTCATTACTTAAAGCATCAATATCATTGATTCTAAGTTCAGTAATACTGGAGAATGTTCCACTATTATATGTAACTGTACCTGATCCAGGAGCTCCTCCACCAGATCCTTGGAAGTCATAAGGAACTCCACCACGGTTACCAATGTTACCCTGGAGACCTTGAACACCCTGGTTACCAACTGGTTGGATAACAGCAAAGACCTTATCACCATCAGAGAATGTTCCAGTCTGTGCAATCTTTGTACATGAATAACTTCTCCATCCACCATTATCTGTTCTAGCACTTTCAATGGAGAAGATAACATAATCTAAGTTATTAACTTCTCTTTGAACAGTAACAATAGATCTAGGAATGTTATCAGAATAATCTAGAGAAGCAAGAATACCTTCAACATCACTCAAGTTAATATCAGTTTCACTAATTCTGAATGTTGTGAAGTTTGCAGTTACAGCGGCATTAAATCCAAGATGTCCTGTTCCTGGATCAGAGTTTGCAGTAGAAGTAGTGTATTCAAATGTAGATCCGAGAGATCTTGCAGCAGCGATACCCTGTAAACCTTGTAGACCTTGATTACCTTGGTTACCCTGATTACCTTGATTACCTTGGTTGCCCTGATTACCTTGGTTACCTTGATTACCTTGGAGTCCTTGATTACCTTGGTTGCCTTGATTACCCTGATTACCCTGATTACCTTGGTTGCCTTGGTTACCCTGCAATCCTTGGTTACCCTGGTTACCCTGGTTACCCTGATTACCTTGATTACCTTGGTTGCCCTGATTACCTTGGTTACCTTGATTACCTTGGAGTCCTTGATTACCTTGGTTGCCTTGATTACCCTGGTTACCTTGAAGTCCCTGTACGCCAGTTTTTGTAAAGAAGACTGTTACTTCTTGACCATTTGATGGTAAATTACCACTCAAGTATGTGACTGGTACTCTATAATATGAAGTATTGTTCTCAACAGTATTGTTTACATAGAATACTGCGGTAACATTTGTTGAACTGTCTGCCGATGTAATATAGATATAACCACGATTTAAACCAGCATTAACTACTGTATCATCCCAAGTATTGTACCAACCAGTTTGATTTACTCCAAACTCATCAGTGTCATCAAAATACATGTTTGTGACACTACCAATAGTACCAGAGTTGAATCTAAGTCTTCCTTGACCACCAGATCCAGCAGCAGTGTTAGTATCGAATAGGTAAGGGATGCCACCACGGTCTCCAAGCATACCTTGGTTACCCTGATTACCTTGATTTCCTTGGTTACCTTGGTTACCTTGCAATCCCTGGTTACCCTGGTTGCCTTGATTACCCTGATTACCTTGGTTGCCTTGGTTGCCTTGGAGTCCTTGATTTCCTTGGTTACCTTGATTACCTTGGTTACCTTGATTACCTTGGTTGCCCTGGTTGCCTTGGCGTCCTTGGTTACCTTGTAGACCCTGGTTACCCTGATTACCCTGGTTACCCTGGTTACCTTGAGTACCTTGAGGTCCAGCAACAGAAATACTTACAATTAGTTCAGTATTATTACTGATAGTTGTGGTTGTTGATATAACATTAGTAATTGAAATAGTGTGCCATCCACCAGCACCAGAAGCATTTTGAGTAACTCCTGTAATTTCATATACATTGTATGCTGTTAAATCATTAGCAAGACCAATTCTGATGAATCCTCTCTTGTTTACCGATCCATATTCAGTAATTGTTTGTAGGAATGTGTCAAGATTTACATTATCACTGTTTGTATTATCAATATAAACTGCTGTTGCACTAGCAATATTTGCATTATTAAATCTTAAATTACCACTTCCAGGATCACTTGCAGTGGTTGAATTATTATAGAAATAATTGTAACTATTTTCAGAATCTCTACCTTTAATACCCTGGTTTCCTTGAAGACCTTGATTACCTTGGAGACCTTGAGCACCTGCAGGAGTAAAGTTAATTGATAACTGTTCATTATTTCCTGGTAAAGTACCAGAAATGTAGGTAACAGGTATTCTATAATATCCAGTTTGAGCAATAACATCTCCACTAACTGCAAAAGCATTTACTGTAGTTTGGTTGGAGTCAGAAGAAGTTATATACAAATAACCTCTAACCAATCCAGTATTTGTTACAGTATCATCCCATGTGTTATACCATGCCGTCTGATTGTTACCTAGATCATCTAAGTTATCAATATAAAATTCAGTAACAGATGCAATATTGCTATTGTTATATCTTACGACACCATTTCCAGGATCTGCATTAGTAGTGGTTGTAGAGAAGATATATGGATTTCCTCCACGACTACCAGTATTACCCTGAAGACCCTGATTACCTTGATTGCCCTGGTTACCCTGGTTACCTTGACGACCTTGATTGCCTTGGAGTCCTTGATTGCCTTGAACACCTTGCTGTCCACTCTTAGTAAAGACAACACTCAAATCTTGCCCATTTGATGGTAAAGAACCAGTAAGGTTATTTACAGGTACGCTGTAGTATGTTCCATTATTAACTACTGGACCATCAACAAAGAATACTGCTGTTACATTTGATGTACTATCAGCACTACTAATATAAATGTAACCTCTATTAAGTCCATTATTTACTATTGTATCATCAAAAGTATCGTACCAACCAGTTTGATCAACACCAAATGAATCTGTATCATCAAAATAAAGAGTGCTTACGTTTGCAATATTGGAATCATTGAATCTAATAACACCTTGTCCACCTGTTCCTGCAGTTGTAGTAGTATCAAAGGAATACCTAACACCACCACGGTCTCCAAGCATACCCTGGTTACCCTGGTTACCCTGATTACCTTGGTTACCCTGATTACCTTGGTTGCCTTGATTACCCTGGTTGCCTTGATTACCTTGAAGACCTTGATTACCTTGGTTACCTTGATTTCCTTGGTTACCTTGATTGCCTTGAAGTCCTTGATTGCCTTGAAGTCCCTGATTACCTTGATTACCCTGGTTACCTTGGTTGCCTTGGTTGCCCTGGTTACCTTGATTGCCTTGGAGACCTTGGTTACCTTGATTACCTTGATTACCTTGGTTGCCTTGCAATCCTTGTAATCCTTGCAATCCTTGTAGACCTTGATTACCCTGATTACCCTGGTTGCCCTGATTACCCTGGTTGCCCTGGTTACCTTGATTACCTTGATTACCCTGGTTGCCTTGAAGTCCCTGATTACCTTGGTTACCCTGATTACCCTGGTTGCCCTGGTTACCTTGATTACCTTGATTACCCTGGTTACCTTGAACACCCTGAACACCTGTCTTTGTAAAGAATACCGTTACTGCTTGACCATTTGTGGGGAGATTACCACTTAGATAAGTAACTGGTACTCTATAATATGAAGTATTGTTCTCAACAGTATTGTTTACATAGAATACCGCAGTAACATTAGTTGCAGAGTCTGCGGAAGTAATGTAAATATATCCTCTATTGAGTCCCGCATTAACTACCGTATCGTCCCAAGTGTCATACCAACCAGTCTGATCAACACCGAATTCATCAGTGTCATCAAAATACATGTTTGTAACATTGGCAATTGTTCCATTATTAAATCTAAGTCTTCCTTGACCACCAGATCCCGCTGTAATAGTTGTGTCAAATAAGTAAGGAACACCACCACGGTCTCCAAGCATACCCTGATTACCCTGGTTGCCCTGGTTACCTTGATTACCTTGGTTTCCTTGATTGCCTTGGAGACCTTGATTTCCTTGGTTACCCTGGTTACCCTGGTTACCTTGATTACCTTGGTTTCCTTGATTGCCTTGGAGACCTTGATTTCCTTGGTTACCCTGGTTACCTTGGTTACCTTGATTGCCTTGGAGACCTTGGTTACCCTGATTACCTTGGTTACCTTGTAGACCTTGGAGACCTTGTAGACCTTGGAGACCTTGCAATCCTTGATTACCTTGGTTGCCTTGGTTACCCTGATTACCTTGGTTGCCTTGGTTACCCTGATTACCTTGGAGTCCCTGGTTACCCTGATTACCCTGATTACCTTGGAGTCCCTGGTTACCCTGATTACCCTGGTTGCCCTGGTTACCTTGATTACCTTGGAGTCCTTGATTACCTTGGTTACCTTGATTACCTTGATTGCCTTGGTTACCCTGATTACCTTGGAGACCCTGAATACCTGTCTTTGTAAAGAAGACTGTAAGTTCTTGATTGTTTGTAGGTAGATTTCCACTTACAAAAGTAACAGGGATGGTATAATAAGTACCATTATCAGTAACAACATCATCTACATAGAAGATTGCTGTAGTATTACTGGAACTATCTGCAGACGTAATATATACATATCCGCGATTTGAACCAGAATTGACTTGAGTATCATCCCAAGTATCATACCAACCAGTTTGATCAACAGCAAATGAATCTGTATCATCAAAATAAAGTTCAGTTACACTACCAATTGTTCCACTATTGAATCTAATTCTTCCTTGACCACCAGATCCTGCGGTAGTAGTTGTGTCAAATAAGTAAGGAATGCCACCACGGTCTCCAAGCATACCTTGGTTACCCTGATTACCCTGGTTACCTTGATTACCTTGGTTACCTTGATTGCCTTGGAGACCTTGGTTACCCTGGTTACCTTGATTACCTTGGTTACCCTGGTTACCTTGATTGCCTTGGAGACCTTGGTTACCCTGGTTACCTTGATTACCTTGGTTACCCTGGTTACCTTGATTGCCCTGAAGTCCCTGGTTGCCTTGATTGCCCTGGTTACCTTGATTACCCTGATTACCTTGATTACCCTGGTTACCTTGGTTACCTTGATTACCTTGGAGTCCCTGATTACCTTGGTTACCTTGAGTACCTTGAATACCAGCAAGACCAAAACTTAAGAATATTGCTTCATTATTAGAGAATCCAGTACCAGCACTAACATTTGAAGTTAAATCTAATGTACTCCATCCATTAGCACCAGCAGACTCTAAAATAACTCCACCAAGTCTAAAAATATAGAAGTTATTTGCATTTGTTTGAGACTGAATCTTAACAAATCCCTTATTTCCAGGAGATCCATATTGATCAACGAATGAATAGAAGTCACTTAAATCTGATCCATTTTCATCTCTATGATCAAGGTATATTTCTGTACTATTCTCAATTGTACTATTATCAAATCTTATAAATCCTTGTCCAGGATCTGCGGCTGTAGTGCTTGTTGAATAGAAGTATTCAAAAGTATCTCCAGAACTTACACCATCTGGACCTTGAAGACCTTGTAAACCTTGAACACCTTGGACACCAGATCTTGTAAAGTTAAATACTAACTTTTCAGAGTTGGTTGGTAAAGATCCAGATACATATGCAACAGGAACTCTGTAATAACCAGTCTCTGCTGTAACTGCTCCTACAACATTAAAGATATTTACATTAGTATCTGCACTATCTGCAGATGTTATTACAAGATTACCACGACTTAAACCTGCATTTAGTTGAGTATCATCCCAAACATCATACCAAGCGGTCTGATCATTACCTAGGTCATCTAAGTTATCAATATAAATTTCGGTTACAGAACCAATGGTTGCATTATTATATCTAAAATTACCATTACCAGGATCTCCATTCTGTGTAGTTGTAGAGAAGATATAAGGAACCCCACCACGGTTGCCGTAGTTACCCTGTAGACCTTGATTGCCTTGATTACCCTGGTTACCTTGATTACCTTGGTTGCCCTGGTTACCTTGGTTACCCTGCAATCCTTGATTACCTTGGTTACCCTGGTTACCTTGATTACCTTGGTTGCCCTGGTTACCTTGGTTACCCTGCAATCCTTGATTACCTTGGTTACCCTGGTTACCTTGGTTACCCTGGAGACCTTGCAGACCTTGGAGACCTTGGAGACCTTGGTTGCCCTGGTTTCCTTGATTACCTTGATTACCCTGGTTACCTTGATTACCCTGGTTACCTTGGAGACCTTGGTTGCCCTGGTTACCTTGATTACCTTGGTTACCTTGGAGTCCTTGGAGACCTTGGTTACCTTGAACACCTTGAGGTCCTATAAACGAGAAGCTAATGAATACTGTATCGTTATTAGAGAAGTTTCCAGAAGATGCATAGAATTGGGTAATGTCAAATGAGAACCATCCAGTAGCACCACCAGTTTGTAATTGAGTATTACCAACAACAAACAAATGATATTGGGATGCATCAACAGGATCTACAATCTTAACAAGAGCTTGTCTCTCTAGAATTCCATAGTTCTCAATATCTGCAAGGAAGTCTGACAGATCAGTTCCACCACTATCAGTGTTGGCAATGTACAACTCAGTTGCACTAGACTGAGTTGAGAAATTATCAAATCTTAATCTTCCAGATCCAGGATTTGCTGCACCTGTTGAAGAACTGAATGTATAAACATAAGTAGTTTCAGCATTTCTACCACTAAGACCTTGGTTACCTTGTAAACCTTGTGTACCTGTTTTAGTGAAGAATACTGTTAATTCTTGTCCATTAGAAGGAAGAGATCCAGTTAAATAGTTTACTGGAATACTATAATAAGAACCATTATCAGATACAGAACCATCTACTTCAAAGATAATACTTGTGTTTGTAGAAGAATCTGAGGTAGTAATATAAATGTATCCACGATTCTCTCCAACATTAACTTGAGTATCGTCCCAAGTATCATACCAAGCGGTTTGATCTATTCCAAATAGATCTGTATCATCAAAATAAAGTGTAGTTGCGTTTGCAATAGCTGGACTATCAAATCTTAATACCCCTTGACCACCAGAACCTGCTGCGGTAGTAGTATCAAACTCATAAGGAATACCACCACGGTCTCCAAGCATACCCTGCAGACCTTGGTTTCCTTGAAGTCCCTGATTACCTTGATTACCCTGGTTACCTTGATTACCTTGGTTGCCCTGGTTACCTTGGTTACCCTGCAATCCTTGATTACCTTGGTTACCCTGGTTGCCTTGGTTACCTTGAAGACCTTGGAGACCTTGGAGACCCTGTAATCCTTGGTTGCCCTGGTTACCCTGGTTACCCTGGTTTCCTTGGTTGCCTTGATTACCCTGGTTACCCTGGTTACCTTGTAGACCTTGAATACCTGTCTTTGTAAAGAAGATGGTTATATCTTGTGCATTAGAAGGAATATTACCACTCAAATAAGTAACAGGTATTTCCTGATAATCAGTTTGGTCTGTTATTGCCCCAGTTACTTCAAATATTGCACTAACATTAGTTGCAGAATCTGCTGAGGTAATATAAATGTATCCCCTACCTTCTCCAGCAATAACTTGAGTATCATCCCAATTTGCAACCCAAGCAGAGTGATCTACTCCAAAGATATCATTATCATCAACATATATTTGAGTTACACTACCAATGGTACTATTATTAAATCTAAAATCTCCATCACCTGAAGATCCAGATCCAGTAGCAGTATTAAATCTATAAGGAATACCACCACGGTCTCCAAGCATACCCTGGTTACCTTGTAAACCTTGATTACCCTGGTTTCCTTGGTTGCCTTGATTACCCTGGTTGCCCTGGTTACCTTGGTTGCCTTGATTACCCTGTAGACCTTGGAGACCTTGGAGACCTTGTAAACCTTGATTACCCTGGTTGCCCTGATTACCTTGGTTACCTTGATTACCTTGGTTACCCTGATTACCTTGGTTGCCTTGAAGTCCCTGGTTACCTTGGTTACCTTGGTTACCCTGATTACCTTGGTTGCCTTGGTTGCCCTGGTTACCTTGGACACCCTGAGTTCCACTCTTAGTGAATAGTACCGTTACTTCTTGACCATTTGAAGGAATATCACCACTTACATAAGTTACAGGAACAGTCCAATAAGTAGTGTTATCTATTACAGCATCATCAACATAGAATATAGAAGTTACATTACCACCAGAATCTGCCGAGGTTACATAGAGGTATCCACGATTTAGTCCAGCATTTAACTGAGTATCGTCAAATGTATCGTACCAACCAGTTTGATCAGATCCAAAAGAATCTGTATCATCAAAATATAATTCTGTAATATTTGCTGCGGTAGCATTGTTATACCTTAATGATCCTTGTCCACCCGTACCTGCTGTGGTAGTAGAATCAAAGTCATAACGAATACCACCACGGTCTCCAAGCATACCCTGGTTACCTTGGTTACCCTGATTACCTTGATTGCCCTGGTTACCCTGGTTACCCTGATTACCTTGGTTGCCTTGGTTACCTTGAAGACCTTGGAGACCTTGGAGACCCTGGTTGCCTTGATTACCTTGGTTGCCTTGATTACCTTGATTACCTTGGTTGCCCTGGTTTCCTTGTAAACCTTGAATACCAGTTCTACTATGGAACAGTGTTAAAATGTCACCATTAGAAGGTAATGTACCAGTTACATACTCTACTGAAATTTTATAGTATCCAGATGCAACTTGATTAACACCATTAATTCTAAAAATGTTTACTGTAGTTCCAGATAAAATATCCGCAGAGATAAAGTATAAGTATCCTCTATCTGGATTCTCAGTATCATCCCAAACATCATACCAAGCAGTCTGATTATTACCAAGATCATCTAAGTTATCAATATAAATTTGAGTAACTGAGTTTATTGCCGAGTTGTTATATGCAACATTACCATTTCCAGGATCTTGATCTGTTGTACTCTGAACCCATTCATAACGAATACCTCCTCTATCACCAATACCACCCTGAAGACCTTGAAGTCCTTGGTTACCTTGGTTACCTTGGAGACCCTGGTTACCTTGGTTGCCTTGACGACCTTGGTTACCCTGGAGACCTTGAGCACCTACACCCTGTAATCCCTGGTTACCTTGTAGACCCTGTAAACCTTGTAGACCCTGTACACCTTGAGAACCTACACCTTGAAGTCCCTGGTTACCTTGATTGCCCTGATTGCCCTGATTACCTTGGTTGCCCTGGTTACCCTGATTACCTTGTAGACCTTGTAAACCTTGGTTGCCCTGATTTCCTTGGTTACCTTGGTTACCTTGGTTACCCTGGTTGCCCTGGTTACCTTGATTGCCCTGATTACCTTGACGACCTTGTGTTCCTTGGACACCTTGAATAGATACGTCAGTAATCGTTGCTTTCTTTAAGCTAGAATCACTAATATCATATAAAAGAAGTAGATCTGACTGTTGAATATCTCCAGTTAATTGTGGTTTTTGGAATATAAGATTTGGAGATACATTAGTAAGATAAGAATTTGTAACTCCTGTACCAAGAGTTGTTTCTTCTAATACAGTATTTCCATTAATTTTATAAACTTTTCCACTTGGAACGTTTACATTTTCTGTAATGTAAATAGATGCTGTTCCAGATTGCCAAACAATATCTTTTCTAATTGATGTTGAACCGATACCAATACCAGCACCATCTAGGAGAGCATTATCTCCTACCGATTTTGCAATTCCAATCTTGAAGTCTGGAATATCCAGAGTACCAGTACTAATTGTGATTGTTTCACCATCAACAACTAGGTTGCCTTTAATTCTAACAATACCTGTGTTATCACCAACACCTGCTGGGTCAAGGGTAATTGTTGATGGACCAGTGATAGAATCACTATTTACAATAATTGCTTGTCCAAGTGCTCCAGTCTTAAATGATGTACCAGTAACAATACCAGCAACATAAAGATTACTGTTGGCATCAAATCTTAGATCATCAGAACCTTGTGGGAGATTAGATGCATTTTTGAAGATTACCTGATATGGATCACCTTCTACTGGACCAGCAACACCCTGAAGACCTTGGTTGCCCTGAAGACCTTGCAGACCTTGATTGCCTTGAAGACCCTGAAGACCTTGTAAACCCTGTAAACCTTGTAGACCTTGGTTGCCTTGAAGACCTTGATTACCCTGATTACCTTGGTTGCCCTGGTTACCTTGAAGACCCTGAAGACCTTGCAGACCTTGAGCACCTTGTAAAGCAGCACTCAAAATTGTATCTTTCTTTAATAAACCATCAGTCTGATCATAGAAGAGAATAAAATCCTCTGGTTGTGCCTGAGTTTGTACCCTATCATTAATAAATCCAGGATTTGCAGATCTAAGATTTGAATTTGTAATTCCTAATCCAAGCGTAGTTGCATTTAATACTTCATTTTCAGCAACATAGTATGCTCCATCTGGTTCATGAACACCAAAGTTCACACTAGATTGCCAAGCATCAATACTGAATTTGTATTTTATTGATTTTCTTACTGATGTAGAACCAATACCAATAACAGATCCGTCAAGATTAGATTCTAATGTCTCATTAGCATTAAAGATAATAGAATCTGTTCCAAGAACAACATCATTATCGAAGAATGTAATTTGACTACTACTAAATCCAATCGGAGTTCCTTTGATTTGAAGGTCACCCTCAATGAATACAACACCATCTTGGAATGGTACAATACTAATTGATGCTGGACCTAAAATTTTATCACCAGTAAGTGCTAATGAACTATTTGTATCAAATCCAGTATAGAATGCATCTGCAGTTAGAATACCAGAAATAATATTATCAAAAGATGGAGATGATCCTTGGGTAACAACACCCTTTGGTCCCTTGTACCTATAAGCAACAAGGTAAACATTTCCAGAGTTTACTCCAGAAGGGACTACAGTTCCATTGAAGTTAAGTACACCTGCAGCATAATCAAAGAACCAAGTATCATTTGATCCAGCACCAGCTGCAGATAGCTGCACACCACCAGAAGCAGGATCACCTCTATAAACTTTAACAATGTAATCTGGACCAAAGCTAGGATCAATCCAATCACCCAGAAGTGTTGAACTGTTATTATTATACGTTGCTCTACATAAAAATGCTCTATTACCACTAACAGTGGGGTCTGCCGTTAATCTTAAAGCACTTGCTGTTCCATATACCTGTACAATAGAACTAGTTGCTGAAGGTGGAGTTCCTGGAATATCTCCACTCTCTGACCAAATAAGATCAGAACGAATTACCAGTGGCGAAGGAATAGCTTCCGCAAATGGTGCTTTTTTGGTGCCTGATAAAGTAGAGTCCTCAGCTATACCAGTTTTGGATGCGGTATAACCTATCTTCTTTAATAGAAAATCTAGCTTTTGTTCTTGAGATGCTGCCACAGATCTTACTTCCCCTTACCTTATGTAGACGTGAATGACATGGCAGTAATTGACTGCCCAGAGTTCAATCTCCAACGAATCAAAATGCGATTGTTTGAGTCATTAGATGAAGATTCTGTACCAAATACACATGTAAATGTTCCGCCAGAACCATTCATTGCACCACCCGAAGAACATCCTGGTTCTGCTGATGTTGGTACACCAGCACCTCTATATGCTTGGAACATGTCTGCCCAACCATTAGTACCAGATAAAGATGAAGTCCATGTAGAATTGTCGGGCATACATACCCAACATCCTGCATACGATCCACTAACTGCTATTCTAAATTCAGATACCTGAGATCTTATAAATTGCAATTGGAAATATTGTGCTCCAGTTCTACCAGAAGAATAATCTGGTCCTACTGGTAACCAAGATCCACTAGAATAATCTGTTTGATCATGCCTCAAAGCACCTCCTCTAACAATAGATTCATATGCTGCTGCAGTAGTAGAAGCACTAAATGATGTGTAAACTGGTGTGGGATTATCTGCACTAGATCCAGCGTTCACTCTAACAGCATTTCCAGAACCAGTTCCTAAACTATTAACTGCAATGTTATCTTCATCAATAATATTAGTCCTTGCAGTTGTTCCCATCATATTGACTGCAGGAGTTATAGTTGCTCTTACTGTATCTGACCCATAAGGAGTTGTTGCAGTGTAGGTAGAGAATCTAGTAGCATCAGTATTAACTGTTTGATGAAGATCTCTAGGTGTTTGAGAAACTAAACATGTTACGCCAGTACCTACACCATAATTCTGAACTGGTGGATTAACACCTCCATCAAAATTAGTATAACTTTTACTTCCACCATTTTGAAATCCAGTAGTTTGACCACTAGATGTCAGAAAGGTATTCTGAGTGTACATATCACCCGTAGCATTCTCACAAGTTATTACATAAGTAAATGCATTGCTAGAATCTTGTGTGTAATGTGGTACACCAGAAGAATAATTCAAAGTTGGTGAAGGTGGTGTTACTGGAGTAGTAACACTTAAAACAGGTGCAGTGACTGTACTTCCATCCTCATACCAATATGCCTGCTGGGTAGTATATGCAAACTGTTGAATGAATGCTTTATTAAATCCATCAGGACATGGAGCATTAATCAATCTGGCATCATAAACTTCATAAAATTCAGAGTTAATCCCTGGATTTCTTGATGAGAAGAATGCATCTTTATTGTTTGCAATTTGCAAGGAACCATAGATGCCATCATTAGATCCAATGGATAAATCTGTAGTACCAACTCCAACAGCATTTACAAATCCAGTAACTGTTCCAGCATCTCCTGGACCATATTCTGTAATATAATTTGAAGTAACGGTATTATCAGTATTTCTACTATATTGTGTACCTGCTGATGGCGTCAAATCACCATCAGTATTGTTAGTAGGATTAAATCCTGAACACAATCTTCCAACACCAGTCAACCCAGTCAAAGAGAATGGTTCATTTAAAATAGTTGCTGGTGGTTTTGGAACCAATTTCCCTAGAATAAAATTAATTTCATTCACAGAGTCTTTGGTATAATCTCCAGTCTCAATTCCAACTGCTCCAGGTAAGAAACCAGCAGATGGGGTTCCAATAACTTGATCACCAAAAAATTCCGATGCAGTTACAAATCCAGTAACTCTAACATCACCATCTACGGTTAATTTCTTATCTGCATCTGGATTGGTTAAACCAATACCAACACTCTTTGTTTGAGGAACGAATACAAAATCTTCATTAGAAGCAAATGATGTAACAACGCCTGTTGTTGCAGTTACAAATCCAATAAATTGTGGTGCAGTTCCTTGAGGATCTGATAATTTATCGGTAATTAGATTTTTTAATTTTGATCCATCACCATAATATTCGGTTGCAGTAACTACTCCAACTACTTCAAGATCATTAGATACAACAATATCTGAGGCGGTTAGGACCCCAGATATTGTCGCATCTCCTTGTACAGATAACTCCGCTGATGCATAGGTTGTGCCAATTCCGACCCGTCCAGTTACTTCAAGTACTGTTGAGTCGTCGGTATAAGAAGCTATACCTATTCTAAGATTTTTCTTGCGTTCGCTTAAAAATTTTGACATTTATCAACCTGATGCATGAGTGGTATATACCGTAGATTCTGTTATATAACAGAACTTTATATAGTATTTATTCAATTAAAAGTTTCTTCATCTCCATATTCTCCAGCATCTTCAATAATTTCTTCTTCTTGAACTTTTGCTTTTTTGCTGGATCTTCTAGAACTTCTTGCTGCCTTTTCTTGCTGCTGTTTTGATAATTCAGTTAAGTCTTGAACCGTATTTTTTAAAGATTCTACTAATGAATTTAAAGTTGCTACCTTAGCTTCAAGAGAGATATTCTCATTAAAAAGTTTAAATGTTTTTTGTTGATATACAGTTATCAACGTTTTATAGTCGTCTTCAGAGATATATGAAAATTCATCTCCCTTTTGCCTAGCCATAAAAAAATAGGTGTAGTATATACACCTATTTATTATTGATTTAATTGTATTATTTTTAAATCAGTTGAGTGTTTCTAGAACAGATACAATCAATTTTAGATCTGTATTTGTACTTCCTTTTACCATAAGTGTATCGCCTTGTTCCATAACCAACTTACCTGCAAGCAGGTTAGCGGAATCATTACCAGGAATTGGGAACTGATTAAACAGTTCTGTTGTCACTGCAATACCTGCTTTTGTTCTTCTGTGGGATACGCTAATGTCTTGACTAGACGCTCCGATATTTGATGCTTGTGCCAGGAGGAGAACCCCCGTGTATCCCACGGGAGCTGTATAGATTCCTACTGGAGACTGAGATACAACGTTCGTAATCGTTTTGAATACGTTAAGGGCTAGTGCCATGGATTACTCTCCTCCGAGTGCGAGAATGAATGGGGTTAGGGTGGAGAACAACGACTTAGAATATGACGTTCCAGAGATTGTTCCTGTGTTTTGGTTAATAATCAGTCCATCACCGATCTTGAAGTTACCTGACTGGTCAGTACTGGTGAAGACCACCAGACCACCATTCAGATTCACGGTTTCATTTTCTGGGATTGTAACTCCTCCATTTTGTGGTAATGCTGTCTTGACATTGATTCCAGAACCAATGTATTCAAATGCGTGTGATGAAGCAAGAACTCTGGACTGCTTATAGAAGTAAACATCCATTCCAACTCCAACATCATATGGAACCTGGGTGTCAAATGTGACGGTAGAGATTCCAGTTACCTTATCGGGTAATGTTGCCTTCGATACTGTGAAGTATGAAGGATAGATAGAAGGAACAATTCTTGCCTGGACACCACCAGCTCCTTGTGGAGCAGCGATGCTTACTGCAGGAGGAACAACGAATCCTCTACCACTGGATACAACCTCAACAGAGATGACTGAACCGTTTTCAACGGTTGCAATCGCCTGCGCGGGAACACCCCACTCAGTTGTTGGATCCGCAATTGTTACCTCAGGAGTCTCGGTATAACCGCTACCACCGTTGGTAACTTGGATCTTATCAAGTTGATAATATAACTTATCAAAGACTGCTACCTGACCGTCAAATGGTCTCTGGGCATTGATTTGAACAGTACCACCAGAACCTGGAGTATAGTAGTGAGCGAATGGTCCCTTACCAACGTTAGCGGTAAAGAATGTAGACGCTGCAGAGATTCTAACTGGTGATGGTTCACCCTTCAGGATCGCGTCAGTAGCAATTCCGATCAGGTTATCAATTGTATCCTGAACATTCTGACATGCCTCAGGAGTATTGTTTGAACCGTATGCTGCGTCATCAAGGAGATCGAAGTTCTTATTGTTGAGTTGGTTATTGATTGCCAACTGCATGTAGTCTGCAGATGCGCGGAACGCAGTTACAGTTTCAACTTCTTCACCAAGTAGACCCTTAGCAAGTGGTTCACCTTCTTCATCGAAGTAGTAATTAACCGCAGCGATTGTATTCGCGTTAGTTGAATTTTCTAGGTCATCGCGAACAGATGTTACAAAGTATCCGATATCTCTTCTGCACTTATTCTCTTGATCAAGGAACGATCCTGGATTATCTACGTAGTTGTCTAGAGTTGTAAGAGTACCAATTCCAATAGACTCGGTAATGATTCCGATTCTGTTAGAGATGAAGTCTTGTACATCTTGACATGCATCAGGATTACCCGATCTTGTATAAACAACTGTGTAACCACCAGATCCGTAAACTTCAGGTCCGAATGTTAGTGTTAGATCCTTCGCGTAGAGTTGGTTAGATACTGCCTTCGCCATTAGATCGCCAGCAGCGATAAATGCCGTTACAGATTCTGTCTTCTCTGCGTTTAGACCAGGAGTAATTGGTCTTCCGTTTCCATCGAAGTATTGTCTTGCGAAGTCCTTGGAGTAAGTGTTACCACCAACGAATACGTCAGTTGCAACAGCATCAACAAGGTATCCAATATCTCTTGCACACTTGTAACCACCTGGGGAAGAAGTAGTTCCGAGTCCGACCAGATCACCTGCGGTTGTTCCGAATCCAACAGTTTGTCCAAACTCACCGAGGTTGAGTGTGAAGTAACCTTCAGTAACTCCGATTGTTCCATCGTACAGGTCAGAGGTGTTACCAGCTCCGATGACTGTTGTGATGATTCCAACCAAGTTATCAATGTTACCTTGGACATCCTGACAGGTATTTTCGTTACCAGAAGCAGTGTAGGTAACGATTCCAACGCCACCATAGTTTGCAGGACCAGTTGATAATGTCAGATCCTTACGATAGAGTTGGTTAGTGATAGCATCCTTCATGAACTCACCAGAGTATCTGAATGCTGTCAGTGAAGGTACTTCTTCACCTTCTAGACCACCTCTGATCTTGGTTCCGTCTGCGTAGTAATACTGCTCAGAGAATCCTCTGGAGTAGATATTACCGCCACTGAATACGTCAGTTGCAACTGCGTCGATGAGGAATCCAAGGTCTCTTGCACACTTGTAACCACCTGGGTTCTCAGTGCTTCCGATTCCACTTGCTCTATCAAAGATACCAGTGTTGTATGTGAGACCCGAGAGCGAAGCAGTTGTTCCAGCGCCAAGTGCGACTGTTACAATGCCAACCAGAGTATCAACGTTATCCTGAACATCCTGACATGCGAGAGCGTTACCAGAGATGAATACGGTATGTGCAACTCCAGGTCCACCATAAGTAGCAGGACCAGAAGAGATTCCAACATCCTTTCTATAGAGTTGGTTAGTGAGAGCATCCTTCATGAACTCACCAGCACCGCCAAGACCAACAACAGTTGGAGCAACTTCTCCACCGTCGATGTAAACTGCTCCAGACTCATTGAAGTATTGGAGAGTAAACTCTTGAGAGTACTTGTTACCAGCGATGAATACGTCAGTTGAGACCGCATCAACGAAGAATCCAATGTCTCTTGCACACTTATAACCACCTGGGGTTGTAGCGCCAGCAGAGACGCTCTGATCAAAGATACCGCCAGTGATAGTTGGAAGACCAGTGGTATTTCCTGCAGCAACAGTTGCTGTAACAATGCCAGTCAATGTATCAACTTGGTCTTGAATGTCAAGACATGCGGTAGGATCAGTGTTAGTTACATCAGATCCAACTCCGAAGTATGTTCCACCTGCGGAGACGGTAAGATCAGAGTATGCTGCACCAACCAAGTTGTTGGTAAGTGCGTTCTTCATGTACTTAGCTGCTGCTTGGAAGACGAAGATTGACTCATCTTCTTCACCAACTAATCCACCAGTGATTGGGTTACCAGCACCATCAAAGTATTGGAGAGTAAACTCTGTAGCATACTTGTTAGCACCAATAAGTACGTCAAGGGAGATAGCATCGATGAAGAATCCTGTGTCTCTCTTACACTTATCTTCGACTGCACTGAAGTTGAATGCATTGAAGTTTGGATTGTTTACAGCATCTGTAAATGCAAGTCCAACAATTACATCCTTATTCAGTTGGATCATTCTGTATGCATCATAGAATCTAGATCTTGCATTTTCTTCCAGATCACCTGGGAAGAAGAATGTATCATATGCATCATATCCTTGAGCGATAGAACCGATAGATCTATCAATTACTTCCTGTCTGTTCTGTTGAATCAGGCGGTAAGAATCGAAGTATCTATACTGCTCATCATCTCTTTCATCAAATCCCTTATTAACAACTGGGAGTGAAGTTGTTGTTCCAAGTCCGACAGCGACAGTTGCGATGCCTACAAGGTTCTCAATGAAGTTTTGTACATCTGCACAAGAATCAGGATTTCTGTTGTCTCCAGTTACCCAATCAGGCGAGAGTGTCAAATCTTGAGCATTAAGTTGGTTGGTAACTGCTGCTCTTGAGAGATCTCCGAATGCAGTGAATGCAGTTACAGATTCAGATTCTTCACCAAGGAGTCCGTTGGTGATTGGGTTACCTGCTCCATCGAAGTAGGAGAGGGCGAATCCAACAATGTTCTTGTTACCACCAGTGTAAAGGTCTCCAGCAACCGCGTCAGCAAGGTAACCAAGGTCTCTAGCACACTTGAATCCACCTGGGGATGAAGTTGTTCCGATACCTGCCTGATTGAAGTAACCTTCATTCAGAGTTGGTAATCCAGTTGTAGCACCTGCACCGATCGCGACTGTAACAATACCAACGATAGTGTCGATATTATCCTGAACATCTTGACATGCATTTGCATTTCCAGAAGGAAGAACTGCTTCTGAAGTACCACCACCAACGTAGGTAGCAGGACCAGAGGAGATTCCAACATCCTTACGGTTGAGTTGGTTAGTAACTGCCTTCTTAGCGAGATCTGCAACAAAGTCAAATGCAACGATAGAAGGAGCTTCTTCACCAAGTAAACCATTTGTAGTTGGGTTACCAGCACCATCGAAGTAGAACAGTGTGAAGTCTCTGGAGTAGCTGTTGCCACCTGTGAATACGTCGATCGCGAGCGCGTCAACAAGGTATCCAACGTCTCTAGCACACTTAACACCACCTGGAGTTGTATTACCAAATCCAGCAGTATTTTGAATAGTTAACTTAGTGAATGGATCAGTGTTGATAAGGAAGTTACCCTTAGTTTCAGCAGGAAGTGAAGTGGTTGTTCCAAGTCCAACTGCAACGGTTGCAATACCTACAAGGTTCTCAATTGCTGCCTGTACATCAGTACAAGCCTCAGCATTACCTGAGAGGAGAACAGGAATATTACCGCCAGGACCATTAAATGCTGCCTTACCAGAGGAGATTCCAACATCCTTAGCATTCAGTTGGTTGGTAATTGCCTGCTTCATGTATCCAGAGGCAGATTCGAAGGCAATCAGTGATTGTGCTTCTTCGCCTACAAGACCATTGGAGATTGGGTTACCAGCACCATCGAAGTAAAGGAGTGAGAAGTCTCTAGTATATGTGTTACCACCTGCGTGAATATCAGTTGAGACTGCATCAACAAGGAATCCGAGGTCTCTAGCACACTTGAATCCACCTGGGGATGAAGTTGTTCCGATACCTGCGGTTACATCATAGTAACCAGAGTTGATTGATGTTGGAGCATCTGCAAATGTTGCGGTTGTTCCAAGTCCAACTACAGCAGTAACGATTCCAACCAGGGTATCAACGTTATCCTGAACATCTTGACAGGAGTTGATATTTCCAGAAGGAAGAACAGGGATGTCTCCACCTGCGCCACCATAAGTAGCAGCACCAGAAGAGATTCCAACATCCTTTCTATAGAGTTGGTTGGTCAATGCCTTCTTAATAAGTCCACCAGCAGCGATAAATGCACTGTTCGAAGGAGCTTCTTCGCCAGCAAGTCCACTTGTAATCCATCCACGATATGCTGGTTCGTAAGACTTGACTGAATCAGTAGTTGCTCTTACAAATGTGTGAGCGGACTGAGGAAGATGCTTAACAGCACCTGCATCTGCACTTACGAATTGATGTGTTGTTTGTGGCTCGTGACGGATAGCGTTACCCTCTGCGTAAACAAAGGTGTGAACAGATCCAGCAGCGATTCCTGCATCACCAACATTAATTGTAAATGTTCCTGTCTGCTTCTTAAGTCCATTAGCAGTTGCACTTACGAAGGTGTGAGCACCAGTGTAAGAAGATGCGCCAATGTTGATCTTAAATGTATTTGGAGTTACTTCAGAGATTTCTAACCAACGACCAGATGCATAATCATATCCAGCGCGAGGATATGCTTTAGATACTGTATTATCATCAAGTACACATGTGAAGGTCAAAGAAGCATCGTCAAGTTTGATATAATCTCCTTTAGTGAATCCATGAGATGCAACTGTAAGTACTACATCACCAGATGCAGCATCATATGTTGCGTTAGTTACTGTGTGGGTAGACATTCCAACAGCAGTAATTGATGTAGATACTCCAGAGATTGGATCAGTTGAACGTGGATATGAATGCTGAGTAGCATTACCATCTTGGTCGCAAGTAAAGACGAATGAATTATCCTCAAGGATAACTCCACGTCCAACTCCAAGACCATGCTGACCAACAGTAACTGTTAAATCACCAGTCGCTGCATTATAATCAGCAGCAGTTGGAGTAAAGTACTTGTTAGGACCAGAAGCACCAACGTTAACTGTTAAAGTATCCGAAGTTACTGAAGTAATCTTAACTGATCTACCTGCAAATGGATCAATTCCAGGACGTGGATAAGTCTTCTGTGCTTGGAATCCATCCATTGCACAACTAAATGTGAAGGAATTATCCTCGATGATAACACCCTCTCCAACACTCAGTGAGTGCTCACCAACAGTAACTGTAAAGTCACCTGTTGCTGGATCATAAGTAGCAGCAGTTGGGTTGAATGACCAGTCAGTACCAGAAGCACCAACATTAACTGTGAATGAAGTTGCGCTTGTTCCAGTGATTGTTAATCCATTGGTGTAAGCTAATTGACCAATGGTTGGCAGAGAGTGCTCTGTCTTATTACCATCCATTGCACAAGTGAAGGTGAATCCTTCCTTGTCAAGATAGATAACATCATTGGTTTGGAGTGGGTGACCAGCTCCGATGATTGCAGTGAAGTCTCCAGTTGCTGGATCATAAGTAGCATCGGTTGGTTTCCAACCTGCAGCAGCCTTGAACTGGTTACGTAAGAATCCTGCAGCGTATGCATTACCACCAGTGAACAGGTCAGTGGAGATTGCATCAACAAGGAATCTAATGTCTCTACCACAAGTAAATCCACCTGGGGAGAATGTGCTGATTCCTAAAGATTGATTAAACTCTCCAAGATCAAGAGCACCTGTAGTAGTTGGAAGTTGACCTGTTGTTCCAAGACCTACAGCAACAGTGACGATACCGACCAAGGAATCGATGTTATCTTGTACATCTAGACATGCATTTTCATTACCAGATCTTAGTACAGGAATGTTTGTTGAACCAACACCAAAGTATGCAGTACCAGAAGAGATTCCAACATCCTTATTAAAGAGTTGGTTGGTGATTGCATCCTTCATGTACTCACCAGCAGCTTCAAACGCTACGATTGATGGACCTTCCTCACCGAGGAGACCATTAATGATTGGAGCAGCGTTATCGAAGTATTGGAGTGCAAATCCATCAGAGTAGTAGTTACCTGCGGTAAAGAGGTCAATCGAGATAGCATCGATAAAGAATCCAGTATCTCTAGCACACTTGAATCCACCTGGGGATGAAGTTGTTCCGAATCCAACAACTGGAGTACCAGCATCAGAAGCAACAAAGTATCCTTGGTTAATGGTTGCGGTTACATCACCAGCGGTTGCAGTAGTTCCGAGACCAACAACAGAAGTAACAATTCCTACGAGAGTGTCGATTGTATCCTGAACATCTTGACATGCATCAGCATTACCAGATTGGTATACAGTATATGCAATACCAGGACCATTGTAAACAGCAGGACCAGAGGAGATTCCAAGGTTCTTTGTATACAGTTGGTTGGTGATCGCATCCTTCATGAACTCACCAGCGCCGATGAATCCATACAGTGACTGAAGCTCTTCTTCATAGAGACCTTCACCAATTGGTTGACCAGTTCCGTCATCAAAATACTCAAGGATAAACTCTCTAGAGTAAACGTTACCTCCAGTGAATACGTCAGTTGAGACAGAATCGATAAAGTATCCAATGTCTCTTGCACACTTGAATCCACCAGGGGTGCTGGTAGTTCCAATTCCTGCTTGAGCAAAGTAACCTACGTTTCTTGTTGCTGCAAACGAACCTGTTTGCTCATTAGCAATTGCCTCAGTAATGATTAATACCAGAGTTGCAATTGTGTCTTGAACATCTTGACATGCAGCAGAGTCGCTATTTGAAGAAGCGCCAGGTGCTGTAGTGATTCCAGCATCAGTATATGAGAGGTTATTTGTGATTGCCTCATACATCTTATCACGCGCTTGATTGAAGGCGTAGATAGATTGTACTTCCTCACCATCAATACCATTTGTAATCAGCTGATTATTTGCGAAGTATTGAAGTGTGAAGTCTTGTGAGTATGAGTTACCACCAGTTAAAACGTCGAGTGATACTGCATCAACGAAGTATCCAAGGTCTCTCTTACACTTAGTCTCAGTTGAGAGAATTGCAGGATACTGGTTTCTTGTTGCAAGCCAAGCAGCGTTAACAATATCAGTCTTATTCTTTTGAATCAGACGATATGAATCATAATATCTGGATCTTGCATTAGTTACATCGTCACCAGGGAATACCCAATCAGTTGGATATTGATCATAGTTAACAACAATGTTACCAATTGATCTATCAATCAGTTCTCTTCTATTTGTCTGGATCAGACGATAGGAGTCAAAGAATCTTGATCTTGCGTTGGTGTACTCATCACCTGGGAATGCAAATGTCTTACCGACACCAGCACTGACGTGATAATCAAGTGCAATTGCTGCCAGGGACTTATCAACAATTTCCTGTCTGTTCTGCTGAATCAGACGATATGAATCATAGAATCTTGATCTACCTGTTGTCTGGTCATCACCAGGGAAGTAGAAGTCTGGGTGATCAATAGCAATAGCACCGAGAGACTTATCAATGATCTCCTGCTTGTTCTGTTGAATCAGACGATAAGAATCAGCGAATCTTGAACGTGCATTGGTTTCAAGATCTCCTGGGAAGTAGAACTGATCATAGTTTAATGCTACAGAAGCAAGAGACTTATCAACGATTTCTTGCTTGTTCTGCTGGATTAAACGATAAGAATCATAGAATCTTGATCTTGATGTGGTCTCAGTATCTCCTGGGAAGAGGAAATAATCGAACATATCATACTTGAAGGAGATTCCTGCAAGTGCCTTATCAACAATTTCCTGCTTGTTATCGAGAATCAAACGATATGAATCAAAGAATCTTGATCTTTCGTTTGTTTCTGGATCATCTGGGAAGAAGAAGTCTGGGTGATACAGAGAAATAGTAGCAAGAGACTTATCAATAAGTTCGTCTCTATTAGCATTAACAAGATTATATGAATCTTTAAATCTATTTCTGCTAGAATCTGGGAAGTAGAAGTCAGGATTCTCTAATGAGATAGAAGCAAGTGATCTATCAATGATTTCCTGCTTGTTCTGTTGGATCAGACGATAAGAATCAAAGAATCTTGATCTTGCATTTGTCTGAAGATCATTAGGGAAGTAGAAGTCTGGATGATTTACAGAGATCTCAGCAAGTGATCTATCAACAATTTCCTGCTTGTTCTGTTGAATCAGACGATATGAATCGTAGAATCTTGAGGAAGCATTAGTTTGTGCTTCACCTGGGAAGTAGAAATCAGGGTGCTTGAATGCAATAGAAGCAAGAGACTTATCAAGAATCTCAGTTCTATTTGCTTCAATCGACTCACTAGCATCTACATATCTACCAGGAGCAACTGTTCTTGTCTCAAAAATGTATCCATAGTTACCAGTTGGATACTCAAGTTGAGTAGCTCCACCATCAGAATCACATGTGAATCCAAGACCAGCGATGGTAACTCCCATACCAACGCTTAACTTATGCTCTCTATCGAGAACAAATGTACCAATACCTGTTCTAAAGTCGTACTTAGCATCAACGACATTCATTACAGGAGCGTTTGCATCAACTTTAATCTTAAAGACAGATGCATCAACTCCAGCTGCAGTGGTTACAATACCAGTATACTTGAGAGGTCCAACGCCATCAGCGACAAGACCGAAGTTACCGAATGATGAGTTAGAGTTGGTAAGGTCGCAAGCACCACCTGACTGACAAAGGATTGCGGTATCTGAACAGATGGTGAACATGGACACCAACTGAGCGAATGCTTCGTTGAAGATCTTAGCGCCTAAACCACCTGGGTTAATCTGGGTATAGGAGTCAAGAACCATGGACTTAATAGGTCCAATAGCATATTCACCATCAATATTCAGACCAATTGTGCCTGGAATAAAGTTGGTGCAGTTTTGAATATATGGCGACTGATCAATATAAGGAACAACTTCTGGGTTAAATGTAACAATAGCACCATTAGACTTTTGCTCAGGTCCAATGAATGACATTTCTGCAATGTAGCATCCATTGTCTAACCAGAACAAGTCTCCTTGATTTTTTGGAGTAACCGTAACTTCACGAAGTGAGTCTCCAACGACTGATACGTTATCGGGAAGTACGATTGGGTTATCTTCTAGATAAACTCCAGCACTAATTTTAATAACTGTTCCTGGGACAGACTCTGCGACGGCAGCTTTAATGGTTCTTTTTGCGTCTCCGAGTTTCTTACCTGTGTTGTTGTCGTTACCATCTTGCGTTACATATAGGACATTTATTACCGTTGCTCCAGCACCGACTCTAACGATGTCCGTTCCAATGCCAGGACGTTCTCTAGCAATGTAAATCTCGCCATCATTAGTGTTGATGGCGATTTCACCTAATGGAAGGTCAGAAACTGACGGTATTTTGTTTGGTACAGAAGATCTTTTAAATCTAATCTTAGGATTTGCCATTAACCCAATTGCAGAAAGTTGTTTTTGTTAATTTTATTTATAATAAAGACGACTCAAGCGCCATATACGCCACAATCTAGTGTGATATTTGTTAGCAGTCTCTCTTCATTTACACAATCAATAACTTGAGACTTTCCAGCACAGTCATTAATCCAAAGAGCACCTGCTTCAATAGCAGCGTATGCTTCAGGAATAACACTGTTGCCGTCTAGCTCCGCACGCTGAACGAACTTCATTCTGTCATCATCATTATCATAATACATTACTGCTTTCTCTGATGCATTGGTAGCAGTATCAAAGTAGTTCAGAACAACACCAACATCATTACCTAAATCTTGAGATGGTGGAACTAACTCACCAGTTTCGGGATCATCTACAAGACCAAGCTCAATCAGAGGGTCTCTAAGTGTAAAGGTCTCAGAATCTACTAGGAATCTACCACCATCAATTAAGAGGTCTCCTGTAATATTAGCATTACCAATAACTGTCAAAACTGTTTCATTATCGGTATAATCTTCTATACCGATAGTCAATTCCCTCTGAGTTGGGCTTAAATATTTTGCCATTGTTGGAATCTTACGGGTTTTGTATTATTATTTATCGAAAGTATATTTCTAAATCAATATTCTCCACCGTCAAAGTCGATTCTATTATCAAGATCAACATCAAGTTGATCAAGAAGCTCATCTGGAAGACCAGGCTCAATAGGATCTGTGACAGATGCTCTAAGAACTTCATCTGGATTCTTAACAGTATACTTGCCAGTAGATGCATCGTATATAATAATGTAGTTATTTTGCTCATTAGTAGAATCAACATCAGAAAGATTTCTGAATTGTGGAGAGACTACATTACTGAAGTAATCAATAACCTCTTGTGGCAATCCAGGTTGATTTGGTTCAGATATAACTGCAGAAGATAATACTTGGTCTGGGTTAACAGACTTATATGTCGCTGTTGCAGAGTCATACATTAATACATACTGATCACTCTGATTTGACAAATCAACGTCTTGAAGATCTGCTAATTTTCTAGCCATAATTATTCCTGATCTTGTTGTGACATTGTACTTTCTTGTGGTCTTTGCTCCTACCGTTACTCCATAACTAATTGATCCTAGGATTCTATTACTCATCTGGTCGTGTCCTCCACAATTACAGTTCCAGTGATAACCCTAACAACAAAATCTAATTCAGTATTTTCAATAAAAATATCAAATTGATTTCTACCAGAAGGTAGAGTAGAAGTCATTGTTCTCCCCATAGATATATTAACTTCAGAGTCTGCAGTAGTAATTCCAACCTTAAATGGATACTCTTTGGGAGAAGATGGATGTTTTTTTAATATTGCTATTGCATTAGAATATAAGAGGTTCAATGGACCTCCATCATCGCCTGTTAAAAAGAAGGAAGATTCAAAATCAGTTCCTTTTTCTATGACTAGATTAACTATGGAAGCCGAACCTGCTGTCATTGTACTATGATTAGATTTTTGAACTATTTATCGAATTCAGTAGCTTCCACCATCAAAATCTGTTAACGCTCCGATACCACCAACATATCTCCATCCTTTTATGTAAACATCAGACCCACCAGATATTAATCCAGGAACATTATCACCTGAGAAATTTAAAACACCAGAAGAATAGTCAAAGAACCATTCATCATTACTTCCACTACCACCTGCAGAAAGTTTAATGCCCCCAGCATTTGGGTCTCCAGCATAAACCTCTACGATATAATCTGGTCCGTATTGTGTGTCTATCCAATTAATAACATTGATAGAACTATTATCACCATATACAGATCTTGCAATAAAACTTCTTCTACCACCAACCGTATTATCTTCTGTCATTCTAAATGCATTTGTCTGCCCATAAACTTCTATCAATTTGTATGATGGATATCTCCAATCGTCAGGAATGATAATTAAGTCTGTTGTTGGAGGAGTAACTGGTATTAATCCAGACTCAAACCACAATCCATTATTTGATATGATTAAAGGTGATGGAAGTGCCTCAGCAAATGGTGCCTTCTTTGTTCCTGAAATACTAGAATCTTCAGCAATTCCTGTCTTTGATGAGGAATAACCTAACTTTTTTAAAAGGTAGTCAACCTTTTGTTGGATTGAAATTGCCATTTCTTTTAGATCTTAGTATTAGGTATTTCTAAATGACAAAGTGTTGATCTGATTTCCAGAATTCAATTTAAATCTAACTAGAATTCTATTGTTAGCATCATTTGACGATGACTCAGTTCCAAATACTGCAGTAAAGGTTCCTGTAGATCCTGTCATATTACCAGCAAATGCTGCTCCAGGAAGAGCAGTTGTTGGAATACCAGAACCACGGTATGCTTGGAACATATCTGCCCAACCATTAGTACCAGATAAAGATGAAGTCCATGCAGGATTATCAGGCATACAAATCCAACATCCTGTATAAGAACCATTAACTACAATTTCAAACTCAGAGACATTAGATCTTATAAACTGCATTTGAAAATATTGTGATCCTGTTCTACCTACAGAGTAATCTGGTCCAACTGGAAGATGACCTGTGGAATAATTTGTTTGGTCATGCTTCAAGTCTCCACCAACAACAACAGCTTCGTAGGTTGGCATAGTATTAGAAGCAACCCAAGTGGTATAAACAGGAGTTGGATTATCCCCAGCAGATCCAGCATTTACTCTAACTGCATTTCCAGATCCAGTTCCCAAAGTTTGAACTAAAATATTATCTTCATCAATCACATTTGTTCTAGCAGTTGTACCCATAATATTTACAATTTGTGGTATAGTCGCACGTACAACATCAGATCCATAAGGAGTTGATGCAGTATAGTTTGAAAACTTTTGGTTATCTGCAGTTACTCTAATATGAAGATCTCTAGGTGTCTGTGAAACTGTACAAGTAACTCCAACACCAACTCCAAAATTTCTTACTGGTGGATTAACTCCATTAGTAAAATCTGTATAAGATTTATTACCACCATTCTGGAATCCTGTAGTTTGTCCAGAAGAAGTTAAGAATGTATTGTTAGAATACATATCACCAGTTGCATTCTGGCAAATGATCTCATAAAAGAATGCATTGTTAGATGCTTGTGTATAATGAGGAATTCCAGAAGAATAATTAAATGTTGGTGAAGGTGGAGTTATTGGAGTTGTTGAGATTAGGACTGGTGCAGATACTGCACTCGGATCTTCATAGTACAAATATTTTTCAGACTCATAGATATTTGTATCTACCTGATGTTGAATATATGCCATATTAAAGCCATTGGGTGAATTGGCATTTAATATTCTAGAATCATAAACCTCATAAAAATCCGATGCAATACCAGTATTTCTAGATGAGAAGAATGCATCTTTATCATTTAAGATTTCTAATGCACCATAAACTCCATCATCACTAGTAGCATCGTTAGTAATACTATTGTCTGGATTGATGACATCGTTACTTGTCATCATTCTTTGCCCCTCAACACTGAAGTTGATCATTGCATTTACATTGCCTTGATCTCCAGGACCATACTCAGTTAACCAAGTAGAGGTAACTGAGTTGCTGGTATTTCTTGGGTATTGTGTTCCAGCAGAAGGAGAAAAAACACCAACAGTATTATTTGTAAACGCAAATCCAGAACAAAGTCTTGCAACTCCAAGTCCAACCAGATCCAAAGGTGCATTTAAAACTGTTGCTGGTGGTTTTGGAACTAGTTTACCAAGAATAAAGTTTATATCATTGATAGAATTTTTGGTAAAATCGTCAATCTCAATTTCAACTGCTCCAGGTTTAAATCCACCATCAGGTTCTCCAAACCTCAATGGACCATAGTATTCTCCAGCAGAAACAAAATTGTTAACATCTACATAGTCCCTAAAAATTGTAGGACCATTTACATCTAAATCTCTTTCTGGAGATGCTGTGGTATTACCAATAGATACCTTTCCCCTAAAGCTACTAACTCCAGAGACAACAGTATCATTTGATTTGAGAGTAGTATCAACATTTAAAACTCCAGAAACTAAACCATCTCCCTGAACGTGGAAGTCTGACTTAGCTTCTGAAGTTTTTATACCGACATTACCAGTTACCTGAAGAGCAGTTTCATTGTCAGTATATGAGGCAACACCTACTCTTAGTTTTCTGTTTAGTTGACTTAAGTATTTTGCCATTGAATCAAAGTTATGGGTTACTTCATGACAAAATTGATCGTATATTTATTTATGTCTTACTCTGCTTGTCAAATTCAAACATTCCATGTTCAGATCCCCAAACCATTTTTTTAGTCTCTGGATCATAACCTCTATCAATGACTTTATACTTAGTTTTTGTTAATGCAGACATAGTAAATAAGAAAGACTTTTTACCATTTCTCTCTACAATACAATCACATCCCATAATTCTACCAACATACTGATTGTTTTCTTTTATAAAAATACAATCACAATTTTCATTTAATTCTAATTGATCCTCAGTAATTTGATCTAGATTTTTAAATTCAAGATGTTTTTTTCCATCTTTTACTTTATAACTTGAAACAATAATTCTATCGTTTACTTCTTTAAAGTCTAAAACAAATTGCCTATAAGGAGGTTCTCCTCTAACAGTATATTTTTGTTCTCCATAAATCATACCATTATCTAAGAGAACATGACGTAAACTAATTTGGGAGTATTGAGATGGATAAGAGAATGCTTGCCTTCTATTATTAAAAGATCCAAGTAACCATTCTTTAAACTCTTCAATCATTCGGTACTTCCTCTCCTTGTACGACGTGTTAATGTAGAAAATAAAACTTTACCTATGGCAGAAATCAAATTACCTTCAATTTCATTAAACACATTCATATTTAATTTGAATGCATAATTTGCCTCTTCAATTATATCATCAATTTCATGTTGGTCAAAGGGCAATTCATCTAACACATTTCTATAATTAGTTTTAAATTCTTTCTCGTCTGGAATGTCAGTAAAAAGATAAAAGTTCATTCCTGCATCATCAACCTTCAATGCAGTTTGAGCAATACTTTTTAAGAGTTGTCCTCCAGACAAATCTCCAATATACCTAGTGTAATGATGTGCAATTAAAAGATCCTGATTAGACTTAGAGACTTCTTTAATTCTTGCAACATATTCTTTACAAGACTTTGTTTGTGTAATTAAATCTCTCCAATCAATACCAAGATAATATTGCAAGTCTTTTTCTAAAGACTTTTTGCGGAACAATTCAGGATAATAAATGTTACGCAAAATGGTATCACTTTTATGATTCTCAAACTCCTCTTCCATTGCAGAGTATATAAAATATAAATCTGAGAGAAGTCTAATATAAGATTTTTTTTCAACAACCCCTTTTAAAAAGCAGGTAATAAATCCTGTGTTCTCTGCCATAGTATGGGACTTTTTAGTTCCCTCTCTAATTTGTTTAGATAGATCTGTCATTTATTTGCTCCAGGTTCAGAAACTTTTCCAAGGTAAGGATTGTAATCAGTAATTACATTAATATCAACTCTTGCTCCAGCAGTTTTCCAGAAATTCAAAATACCTTCATAAGAATTTTTATGGAATTTATCTATATGATCTGGATGGATTGATGATCCCAATTGTAATGTATACAAAAGTATAGGAGCAGCGTAGGTTGCCCCAGAATTATAAATCAAATCATCAGCAACAGGACGAGGTTTAACACCATTATCAAGTTTATATTTATCACCCCTCACATGATTCCTAATAATTTTTTCTGCATGGTGTCTAGTGATTACATAACATGCTGTAGAAAAATCATTCACAAACCGATTATGAATAGGAACTACAATATCCCCCGTGCAAATAATAGCAAGTTGCAAAACATCCCAAGCATAAGGAGCCCTAGCTACAAAATCTTGCCAGGTAAAATTCCAGTAAGATACAGTTTCTAGACTACAATCATCTTCCATGATAACAGCATATGGAGAATCAGAAGTTTCATACCAATGCTTGATCGCCTTAATATGTGATGTCACACATCCAATCTCTCCAGAAGACATCATATCTGGATATTTTCCTTTGATAATATCACTAAGATCGTCATTCCTACCATCATAAGCAGATATACGATTATAGTTTTGTATACCCCAATATTTAAATTGGTCCTCCATGTACTGTCGTCTTTCAGTATCACTATCCATGTTTATATAATAGACAGGACCAAATCCACTAAGCTTATATTGTGCTTTGTTTTTATCTTCTGGAAAATTAAGCATGGCGTTCAATTACTTTTTCAATACTTGGAATATAATGGTTGCGAAGAACTTCTTTCCATTCAAAGTTCTTTGAATATTCAATAATTTCTTCTCTATGATTTACTGAATATTCTCTATTTTTTATAATAGCATCTTCAACATATTCAAGATCTTCTATTTTACTTTCTGGAATTACTGTAATAAATTCTTTATCTAAATCAAGATTTGCTTTGCCCCATTCACAAACAACTACTCCTAATCCAGCAGCAAGAGCTTCCATACAAACAAGTGGATGTGCTTCCCCATCCGAAAGAAGTACTAAATTACCATAGTCAGTCAGATCATTATAAAGAGTTTCTTTTGACCATTCACCAAGATAGTTTTTAGAAGTATTAAATCTTTGGTCTGCTAAATTTCCAGCAAACCAAAGACTATCAATACTTTGGAACATATGCTGACGCTTACGATAATCAATTTTAGCAAGATAGATACTTCTGTCTGCATATTCTGGAGTATCTGTTACACGGAATCTTTCCCTATTAACGCCATTAGGAGTTACATAAGTATTTTCCTTAGGAATATTAAACATCACATTATAAACACTTTGAATTCCAGGAGATAGGCAAAAAACATTTGGTTTAATTCTTTGGAATTCATTCGCAACATTTACGTATCCACCAAACATTTCTTTGCGTTCCAAATATCCAAAATGACTAGTGATTGCATTTGGATATTGAATATATGGAACAATAGGAATGAATTCATCATAATGGACATGAACAAAATCTGGAACAAAAGCATTTATTCCATTAATAATTTGTCTAAAGTCTTTTGTATTGATAATTTGAACTTCATGTCCTAGTTCTTCTAGAGCATTTTTTGTGTCCCATACTAGAATTTCAACTGCTCCCCAACCTGTTGGGGGAATAGGCATAATTCCAGGACCTACTAATGTAATTTTCATTTTAATTTATCGGGGTAATCTGTACAAATTCCATAACAACTAGTAACACGAAGGTTATCCCAACTCATGTTATTCCATTCTGGCATCACAATAACAGTATTGTTAGTATATCTCTTTCCTGGATAAGCCCATATTTGATGTTTGCTTGTTAGTGTATAATCATCTTCTTGATGCCAAAAATAATTATATCCAGAAGTGAGAGAACTCATATGGTGCAAAGTATCTAGGTCTTTGCAATGTATCCATAAATTATCTTGCCTTGCTGCCAACCAAAACAAAGTAACTAAATGATCTGGTTCATCATGTCCCAACCAATAAGTGTCCGTTTGTCTATGATATCTAAGATCAATTTCAACATCATATCCTTTACTAATACACTCATCAACTTGAGAGGGAAGATTTTCTAACCTGGGGTCAGGACCATTTGTGTTCGCTCGATGAGCAATAATTCTTTTCTGTTTCATAGTTTTTGTCTAACACATGCGGCGTCCATCGTGCATGGGGCAAGATCAGAAAGATTAAACCTTCTCAAGAATGACCCCATCTTAAATGCTTCTGGAGATGGTTCCCAAATACCTTGATAAACATGTTCAATGTCATCAAATGCATTTTTTGACCACTCAAGATACCTAGATCCAAAAAATTGGATTGTGTCTGGAAATCTGGGATGATGTCCAGGCAAATAAAACTTACTAGAATCGCATTGATTTAAATCAGGAAATCTAATTAGAGAAGTATCATATCTAGCCAACACAATAAAATCATATTCGGTTCCAGTCTGTTTGGTATGTTCTTCAACCAAATTAGATACCTTTTGAATAGAACGTAACTGTGACATTACATTACTGTAATTTTTTTCATTCCAATGATTTCCTTGTGGATGCTTCCCTGTGAATTTAGCATCTATAAAAGATTTTGCTTTGGGGGGAAGAACAAAAGTTTCTGGAGCATCATACTCAAGAACAACTGGTTTATAATTTCTATCAATTACATCCAAAGCATCTTTTGGAATTGGGCATCTACTAATCTTTGACCAACTAGAATAATCATATTCTCCTCCGTCTTCTGTCCACCAAGTGTGACAAAAAACATCAGTATCGTATCTGTTTAAAATTGTCTGTTTATATGTGTTGATCACTTTAGGAGTATCAACAAATCTAGGTTGTCCAAAAAACGCTAATGCTACTTTCATTTACTGTACCCAAATGCCATAAAGTCTTCTTTAGTGTGATTATACACTATTTCTTTTAATTCGTCAGTGTAATATGTTTCAAAAGAATCATGTTTAGTATCATTCGTTTTTGGGAACGATACTGAATCAAAAGAAAGATTTGTTTTTTTAACAAACAGATCTTCCCATTCTTCTTGTATATTTTCAAACTTTAATATATTAACCTCAACATCACCTCTATTTTTAATAAAATCAATTTGCCTTAAAGGAGATTGTTCTGTCCAATAATTTCTGGGTGGTCTAGGGTCTCCATCAGTATGAGTGGGCCAATCGTGGAACTCTCCACTTTTTACCCACTCTTCAAAATTATTATACTTCATAATAAACTTATGATTATGTCTCCTATGCTGAGACCACCATGAAACAAACCTATCATAAGGATTTCTAACTATCATAAAGTATTGATAATCCTTATAATCTGGGATAGATTTTACATAATATTCAACGGTATCGTGCCAATAACTAAAATCAAATCCCTTAGGAGACAACAAAACATTTAATGTTGTAGTACATGCTCTAGGATTTCCAATAAAAATTATTTTTTGTTGTCTATTAATCATTCAAATATCCCCATCATAATGTTCAAGGAAGTAATTCAAATCTTCTGGAGTACCAATACCCCACATACCAGACTTATCGATTTCTTTGATTCGAATCTTCTTGCCATCATCAATCGCTTCATTAAATACTGGGCAAACGTAATATTCATTATTAACACGAATATCCTTTTCAATCATCTGCTCAGCATACTTAACATAATCAGAACCCTTCTTCCAATAATAGATACCAACTGTAGCGTGCTCAGAAATAGGTTTCTTCTCAGCAACCTCTGCAACGTATCCATCCTCTCCCAGTTTAGCATAAGACCACTTAGGATGGGTTGCGGGGAAAGTAACAATTCCACCATCAACCTCACCATTTTGGAATGCATATAGAGTCTCGTTAGAGTCCCATTCAACAAACTGGTCAGAGTTTGCCATTACTAGCGGTTCATCTTTGTTGATGAATTCTTTCGCAAGTAGAGTGGTACAAGCTGCGCCTTCGGTGATACCATCGACTTGTACAATGTTACAACCAGGAGCAATGAGAGGTAACAGGTAATTAAGGTTAT